CGTCGAATACCACTTCGCGCCGCTGGAGGATGCCGCGCACGTCGCTGAAGTCGAGAGCGAGCCGCACTGCAAGCGCCTCCTGTCGATCCCGGAGGCGTACCAGCCGTATCGCCCTGCCTCGTCGACAGGCGCGCCGCAGACGCTCGTGCCGGCCAACAAGCTGACCAACGCAGAGATGCTGCTGGGCAGCAACGTGCACCCGGCGGTGATTGACCTGGGTGACAGCCGCACCGTGCAGCTCGGCGAGGTCGTTGCCCGTGCGCATGCCGCGTCCGGCCTGACCGTCGAAGAGTGGAACGCGCTCGACGCGGATGCCCGCCACTCGCTGATCGACGCCATGCTCGACACGATGGCAGACGAGATGCCGCAGGCGCCGGACCGCGCCGCGCTGGCCGAGCAGTACAAGGCCAAGTTCGGCAAGGCTCCGCACGGCAAGTGGACCGTCGAAACCATCCAGCAGAAGCTCGCTTCGGGCGAGGCGTAAGCCATGGCATTCCCCGCCAGCGTCGTGCTCTCCCGCGCCGCGACCTTGTTGCAAGACGAGGATCACGAGCGCTGGACGGTGGATGAGCTGCTTGAGTGGCTCACGGATGGCACGCGCGAGATCGTCGTGCGCAAGCCGTCCGCGTACATGAAGACGACGACCGCAGCACTGGTCGCCGGCTCGAAACAGGCGTTGCCCGAGGACGCGATTCAGCTGATCGACGTCCCGCGCAACCTGAAGACGGATGGATCGCCGGGCCGCGCTGTCACGGCGACCGATCGCCGCCTTCTGGATACCGAGAACCCGGACTGGCACAGCATGAAGCCGGCCGGCCAAATCCGTCACTACACCTACGACAGCAACGTGCCGACCGTCTTCTACACCTATCCGCCGGCCGCCGCCGGCGTGCAGGTTGAGCTGGTCTGCGCGTGGCGCCATCCAGCGCTGACAACGCAGAATGACGTGGTGCAGATGGGCGCCGAGTTCGTCAGCGCGCTGGTGAGCTGGTGCCTGTACCGCGCATCGAGCAAGGACAGCGAGTTTGCCAATGGCGCCGTGGCCGCCGCGCACTACAGCGCGTTCTCTGACGCCCTGGGCGCGCAGGCTACCGGCACGCCGACAACCCAGGCCGCCGCCGCTGCTGCCGCCGCCGGAGCCGCGCAATGAAGCCGCTCGACGTGTTCATGCCGATCATCCACCGGTTTGCGCCCGGCTGCCCGGAGCCTACCGCGTTCGCTGCGATCCGCGAGGCGGCCATCAAGTTCTGCGAGCGCACGCGCCTGTGGCGGTGCGACGACGAGTTCAATGTGGGCGCCGACGAGTGCGCGGAGGTGGCCGTGCCGTATGGCGCTGCGCTCTACGAGATGGAGCTGGTGCAGTTCAATGGCCGCAACATGCGCCCGGTGTCGACGCAATGGCTCGACGAGCAGGTGCCAGACTGGCGCACAACCACGCAGTCAGGGCAGGCGCAGTACGTCACCCAGCAGTCCGAGGACACGCTGACGTTTGTGCCGGCCGAAGCCGGTAGCGTGAGGGTCTATGGCCTGCTGAAGCCGACGCTCGATGCCGACAGCCTGCCGGATTTACTCGCCGACACGTACCGCAAGACGATCGCCGATGGCGCGCTCTCCGAGCTGCTGATCATCCCCGGCAAGGCATGGATGAGCGCGGACCTTGCTGTGTTCTTCGGCACCCGATTCGACCGCGAGCTGGACCGCCTATCCACCAAGACCATCAAGGGCCAGCAGCGTGCACCAGTGCGCACGCGCGCCCAGTTTTTCTAAGGAGCTGTCATGGCCGCCGCATCCACCTACACCGAGAACAACATCCTCAATGCGCTGCTGCGTGGCGTTGCGTTCCCGCTGCCAGCCAAGACCTACGTGTCGCTGCACACTGGCGACCCAGGCGTCGGGGCCGGCGCCAACGAAGTCAGTCTGAGCAACTGGCCGGCCTACGTGCGCCGCGAAGCCGAGCAGGGCGGCGCGATCGGCTCGGGATGGACGCCGGCGGCCAGCGGCCAGACGAGCAACGTCAACCAGCTCACGTATCCCGCCAACAACGGCGTGGCCGCTGTGACCGTGACGCACTACGCCGTGTTCGATGCCCCCACCGGCGGCAACCTGCTGTTCAAGGCGCCGCTGACCGTCGCGCGCACGCTCCAGGTCGGCGACGTGTTCGTGTTCGACGTCGGTAGCCTGACGGCCCAGGCGTCGTAACGCGCAATGCGCTACGCCCTCAATGTCGCACCGATCAATGGCTGGGAAACGCATCTCGGCCAAGGTGTAGCTGCGCTCGCGGCCGACGCCACGGGTGTGGCGACGCCGGCAGCGCAGGGGGGCGGCGTAGCGCCTATCATGCTCGATGGTGCCGCACTCGGAAACATGCGGCAGGTGCTCTACGGGGCCGCGCAGCTTGGTGTCGATGCATACGGCTTCGGTCGCATTGCAGGCCCCGGCGGCCTGGGCCTGATCGGCCTGGATGCCATGGGCGCGGCGAAGCTGATCGCAAAGCCAACGGCATCGTCTCAGATCGACATCGGGGCGGCTGGCGATAGCAAGATTGCCATGCTGCTGAGTGGAGCGGGACGCATTGACCTGACTGGCTCGGGTCTCTTGGAGGCTGCCATGTTGGGTTCTGGCATCGGAAGTATCGAACTGTCTGGCTCAGGCGACGCGCGCACGCATCACCCGGTCTACGGGGGCGGACGCGCCGACATCCTGAGCAACGCGACCGGCCGCGCCGTCACGATCGGCAAGAACAGCGGCGCCGCGAGCATCACCATGGAAGCGCAGGGGCTCGGCCGCCTGGGCGCGCACGCCTACGGCGCTGGTGCCGCGCAGGTCGTCATGGACGGCCGTGGCGTGCCGCGCAGCTACCGCGTCATCTACGCCGGCGGCAGCGCCGTCATGTCGCTTTCCGCCGCGCACCAGATCACTGCCACCATCTCCGGACCGTTCGAGCCGGCGCCTATCGAGCGTCAGCTGTTCGTGGAGGATGACAGCCGGACACTCGTGGTGTCGAGCGATGGCGACCGCGTGCCGGGCGGCCAAGTGCTGCCGCGCTACTCGGATGGCACCATCGCGCTCGATCTCATTCTTGACGCTGGCCGGTATGGCGAGGCCAGCACCACCGGCGCGATCGATCGACTGGATCAGATCGTTGGCGCCGACATGCCGAACAATTCCTGGGGGAACCCGTGACCGAATCACTGAACAGCCGCGTCGCCAAGTTCGACGAGATCGTCACCAACGTTGACACGTGGGTGAAGGGCGGGAGCGCCGACACCGTTGATTTCGGTGGCGGCCCGGTCGATTCGCCCGCAAAGCTCATCGAGGGCCAGCGAACAGACATCGCTGCTGCTGCTGCGGCGCTGATCTCGCAGAAGGATGAGCAGATCAACCAGCAGGCGAACGGCGTGCTGGCGCAGGCGAACGCGGCGGCCAGCAATGCAAACGGCAGCGCTGGCGCGGCGTCGGCGAGCGCAGCGAGTGCGGCAGCGTCGGCGGCCAACAGCGCTGCGAGCGCGGCGGATTCTGCCGCATCGTCGGCTCAGAAGTTCGTGACGTCGGCCGGCGCGGCGAACCAGAAGCCGAACACGTCGTACACCTACATCAACCCGCTGTCGCGCGTGTGCACCATCACGGGAGGCGGGGACGGCTCGAACTTCCAGATGATCGGGTACGGCCACAACCGCCAGAAGTTTCTGGGCGCGGCCACCACTGGCGTCTGGAACTACCTGCCGGTCAACGGCATCGCCAACCTGAATTTCTACAGGATCGCGGGAGATGGCACTCGCACAAAGCTGACGTACACATCCGGCACTCCGACCGGTAATCAGTGGTCCGGCACCGTGGGCGCCAGCAGCGTCACCTGGACGCTCGGCACGGCCCTGGACACGTTGAGCAAACTGTTCGTTGAAGACCCATTTGCCACGATCCCGACGACGGGCACGCAGCCTGACTACTCCTGGATCGGCGGCGGCTATGACAATGTGGTCGATAGGGGCGTGATGCAGCATGTCACGGGCGCGCACAATCGCGTGCTCGACGGCGACCACACCACGATGCTGGGCGGCAGCTACCACACCAACGACGGGGGCAGCTACAACGCATTCTGCGGCGGTACCGACAACTGGAACGGATCGGGCGCCACGCTGGGCAGCGGTCACTTCGGCGGGCTGCGCAACTATTGCAACGGCGCCACCTCTGGCACGACGTTCGCGCAGTCCTGCAAGGTGAACTCTGCGTACAGCTGGACGCACGGCTACGGGAATACTGCCAATGGCACCGCCGTCTCCATCGGCGGGCGAAACAACACCGCATCCGGGTCGGACTCGGCCGTCTTCGGCAACGGCAACACCAGCACCGCGAACTACTCGTTCGCCATCGGCAACGGCAACACGGTCGGCCATCACTACGCCCGCAGTCTGGGCGGGTACAAGGGCAGCACGCTGTATCAGGGTGAGCTGCTGGTCTGGGCGTACCGCGACACGTCGGTCGGCACGAACCCGTTCGTGAGCCGCCGGCAGGTCCCGCTGTCCGTCGTCACCAGCACCACCGCATCGGCACTGCTAGCCACGCTGGACGGCATCACCAACCTCACGATGCCCGTCAGCACCGCCTGGAAGTGCACGCTGGAGGTGTTCGCGCGCAGCACGGCCCTGCGGTGCGCCGCGTTCGAGCTGAAGTTTCGGGCCAGCACCGATTCATCAGGCACTCTGATCCTGGGCACGCCGACCGTGGTCTGGTCCGACGTGGACGCGAATTTCGGCACGGCTGCCAACGCTGCCTCGGTCTCGGTCGTCGCCAACGGCAATGCCATCAACTGCGTGGTGCAGCCACGGGTCGATTCTCCAGTCGGCGCAAAATGGGGCGCCGTGCTGCACATCAATGAGGTGAACTGATGCTGGGTATCGTTCAGAAAACGGCCACGGAACAGCTCGACTACGACATCGATTTCGCGCGCTGGATGCCTGACGGCGATGTGCTCCAGTCGGCTGGCGTCGTTATCACGCCGGACGACGGCACGCTTACCTCGCCGGCCTACGAGATCGACGGGACTGTCGTGAAGGTATGGCTCGCCGGCGGCACGGCTGGAGCCAGCTACAATGTCGACGTGACAGTCGCAACGGCCGCCGGCCGCATCAAGGAAACCTGTTTCAAGACTCGCGTGAGGAGCTGCTGATGGCTGCCGTTCAATTCGCAAACAACGCTGCTAGCCGTCTTGTCGGCCCGCTGGCGCCTTCCGGTACGTCATTGACGGTCACGCCTGGGGATGGCGCGCTTTTCCCGACGCTAGGCGCTGGCGATTGGTTCATGGCAACGCTCATCCGATCGGATGGCGCGCGCGAGATCGTCAAGGTGACGTCGCGCACGGTGGACGCCATGTCCATCACGCGCGCGCAGGAGGGCTCGTCTGCGCTGTCGTTCAACCCGAACGATCGCATCGAGGCGCGCCTGACCGCTGGCGAACTCGGCGACTTCCGTGACGGCATCGCGTCCGCACAGAGTGCCGCCAGTGCCGCGCAGGGCACGGCCGATGGCAAGATTTCCAAGGCTGGCGACACCATGACCGGCAACCTCAACATGGAGGGCGCCGCGCCGATTATCACGTTCCGCGAGACGGATCAGGCCGCTCCGGCGGGGCGCTGGCGCCTCGTGGCAGATGGCGGAAACTGGTCGTTGCGCCGGAGCACGGCGGGCGAGTTCGCCTCCGAGAACAGCACGATGTGGTTCGGTCCGGACGACAGCGTGCACTTCTTGAACGACATTCTGATCGGCCGTGGCAACCTGGGATCGGTGTATGACGCGCTGGCGAGCAAGGCCACCAGCGCGGCTCTGGCGAGCGGACTGTCCGCCAAGCCTGATGCGGATGGTGTTTCCGTTACTGGTTTCGTCAACGGCAATTTCTACGAGCCGTATTTCCGCAAGTCCTCTGACAACACCGTTCGGCGTCTCGTGGCGAACACCAGTGCAAATGGGATCGCCCTGTCGTGGTCTGGCTCGTTTCTGAGCCGAACGATCGACAACACGGCCACTGCGACGATCTGGGACACCGCAAATGCGCCCGGCGCCGGCACCACCAACCTCGACAAGACATTCTACTGCGGCGACGGCACGCGCATCGGGCGAAGCTGGGTGCCGGGCAGCGGCTTCCTTTCGATCACGGTCGACGGCACCAACTACGGCATCTCGATCAGCGCTTCCGACGAGCGTCTGAAGCGAGAGATCGCCCCGAGCGAGGCGAGCGCGCTGTCGAAGCTAGGCCGCATTGAGCTGTTCAGCTTCCGGTACAAGGAAGGCAATGCTTTCCTGGACCCGTCGCAGCACCACGATATCGGCTTCATCGCGCAGCAACTCGCCAGCGTTGACCCTACGTTCGTGGCCGGCGGCGGCGAAACGATGCTGTCCCCGAACCTTCAGCCCATCGTGGCGACGCTGGTGAAGGCGGTGCAGGAGCTGCGGTCACAGGTGGACGCCCTCAAGGCCCAGGTGGGCGCATGATGACCATCCCCTCGCACTTCGCTCGATCACGCAAGGAGCCTCCGACCAAAGGCTTCTGTGTGATTTCGACTATTGCGAGGGGATTATGGCTATCAAGCTGTCCAACAATGCAGTGTCCCATCTTGCCGCCGAGCTGGCGCAGGGCGACACCCAAATCATCCTGACGCCGGGCGAGGGCAGCATGTTCCCGACACTCGGCGCCGGAGACTACTTCCAGGCCACGCTCGCGAAAGCATCCGGCCAATACGAGATCGTGCGCGCCACTGCGCGCGACATCGACACGCTGACCGTGCTGCGAGGGCAGGAGAACACCCAGGCGCTGCACTTCGCAGCCGGCGATCGTATCGAGCTGCGCGTCACGGCGGGGGTGTTGAATGCGCTCGCCGACGCGGTGCGCCAGATTCGTCCCAAGCCGGGAGACATCAAGATGTGGAGCGGCGCGGTCGCCAACATCGCCGCCGTGCATGGGTCTGGATGGCAGCTTGCCGATGGGACGAATGGGACCATTGATCTACGGGACCGGTTCATCGTCGGGGCGGGTGCATCCTATGCGCCTGGGAACACCGGCGGAGCCAACACCGTCGCTATTTCCGCTGCACAGATGCCCGCGCACAATCACGGCGTCAGCGATCCGGGCCACATCCACGGGGTGAGCGACCCGACCCATGCGCACAGCGTCTACGATCCGGGCCACTCGCACAACACGAACTCGAACTACTACAACATCGGGGCTGGAGGTAGCGGCACTGCTACGCCGTACAACGGCGGCGGCCAATTTGTATCCGGCGGCGCGATCATCGCGGCGGCCACCGGCATCGCCATCTATGGCGCGGCCACCGGCATTTCGATTCAGAGCCATGCAACTGGCATCAGCACGCAGAACGCCGGCGGGGGTGCTGAGCATGAGAACCGGCCGCCGTATTTCGCGCTGGCGTTCATCCAGTACACCGGTGTCGGTGCGATTGACATCTAGGCGTGGAGGCCGCGCGGTACAATGACGGGTGGCGCATTAGGGGCAACATGACATGACGACGCTGAAGCTGACCGCTTACTCTGGTGAGGTGCCGCGCACGCTGCCACGGCTCCTGCCTGACACCGCGTCGCAGCGGGCGCTCAACGTGCGCCTGGACAATGGCGGCCTCACGCCAACCCGGCAGCCTCGATTCGAGGCCAACATCTCCGTCGACAACGCCAAGACCATCTACAAGCACAACGGCGCGTGGCTGGCGTGGCAGAACGTGGTGCACGCCGCGCCCGGCCCGGTGGCCCAGGACCGCCTCTACTACATGGGCGACGGCAAGCCGAAGATGATCGTCGACGGCACCACCTATGACTTGGCTGTGCCGATGCCGACCGCCGCGCCCGCGCTCACCGTGACCGGCACGGGCACTGGCAACGTCACCAGCATTGCCTACGTCTACACGTTCGTCACCGCGTTCGGCGAGGAATCTGAGCCGTCCGCGCTCTCCAACGTCGCGGGCTGGCAGAGCGGCCAGACGCGCACGCTGACGGGCATCCAGGCGCCGCCGGCGGGCCGCAACATCACCAAGCAGCGCTTCTACCGGTCGCAGACCGGCAGCGGTGGCACCGATCTGTTCTTCATCGAGGAGCGCGCCGCGTCGGCGGCGAATTTCGTCGACACGCACGCGACCAACGACTTCGGCGAGATGCTGCCGTCGCTGGAATACAACGCTCCGCCGGACGGCCTGAAAGGGCTGATCTCGCTGCCTAACGGCATGATGGCCGCATTCACAGGCAAAGACCTGTATTTCTGCGAGCCGTTCATCCCGCACGCGTGGCCCGAGAAGTACATCCTGACGATGGATTACCAGATCGTGGCGCTCGGCGCCTACGGCACCACGATTGTGGTCATGACCGAGGGTCTGCCGTACATCGTGTCGGGCACCGCGCCGGAGAACATGCAGCAGCAGCGTGTCGAGCTGAACCTGCCGTGCATCAACGCGCGCGGCGTGATCGACCTGGGCTACTCGGTGGCATATCCGTCGCATGACGGGCTGGTGATGGCTGGCTCCAACGGAATGCAGGTGATCACCGAACAGCTGATGACGCGCAACGACTGGATGAAGACCGGGCCGGGCAACATCGTCGGCGGCCAGTTCAATGGCCGGTATTTCGCGAGCTACGAGTACATCGAGCCGAGCGGCGCCGCTTTCAGCGGGACACTGATTTTCGACACGACCGGCGCAGCGCCCTTCATCATCCGCTCGAACCACAAGGCGGACGCCTTCTTTCACGAGTTGCAAACCGGCGCGCTCTACTTCCTGGTCGGCAAGGAGATTTTCGAGTGGGACGCGCTCGGGCAGGTCAACGAGACGCTGAGCTGGCGCTCCAAGCAATTCGTGCTGCCGATGCCCACCAACTTCGGCGCAATCCTGATCGAGGGCAGCACTGCCGCCAGCGAAGAGGAGCAGGCGGCATACGATGCTGAGCGCCAACGTATTGAGGTGGAGAATGCGACGAACTTCGCGCTGCCATCCATCGGCGGCGAGATGAACGGGGCTGAGGTCAATCTGTTCGCGGTCAATGGCGACATGATGCAGCGGCTGCCGGCCGAGGGATTCGTGAGCGTGTCGATCTACGCTGACGGCAAGCTGGTCAAGACCGTGAGCAAGATGAACAGAATGGCGCGGCTGCCGTCAGGCTTCCTTGCTCGCATCTGGGAAATCGAGGTCAACAGCAACATCAACATCTCCGACATCGTGCTGGCGACCACCGGCCAAGAACTGAGGAACGTGTGATGGGACGCGGAACCGACAACATGATCGCGCGCAACGCCGCAATGCGCACCGGCCTTGATCCGGCGCAGGCCATGCGCAAGTACGACCGAGCCGTCGAGCAGGTGCAGATTCTTGTCGGCGAGCGCGGCCCGAGCGACGGATCGCAGATGGCCGTGCTGCGTGGCGACGTGATGGGTGGCGGCCAGCCTGCCGATCTCCAGTCGACGCAGATCACGGCCGCGCCGACCGCTGCCGACTACAACAAATTGCAATCGGATATCGCGGCGATCCATTCGCTTCTGTCTGCGATTTACAACACCGTTTCCGCGAAGAAACGTTGACAGCGCCGCAAATCCGCGATTGGCGTGGCGGTACGAAAACCATACAATGGTCGGGTAATTCGACCGTTGCGAGCTATGACCACAAACATCGTTTTCGACGAGGACTACCGGCTGATCGGGTGGGCGGCCGAGCGCATCGGCATCGAATGCTTCTCCCATGATGCGCACGCGATCGGCCTGGAGCGCGACGGCGAGCTGGTGGCCGTCGTCGTCTATGACCGCTTCTCGCCGCACGACTGCCACATGCACGTGGCGAGCGACGGCACCAAGCGATGGCTCGTGCGCGAGTTCCTCGTCGCGTGCTTCGCGTACCCGTTCATCCAGCTCGGCTTGCGCCGCGTCACCGGCCTCGTGCCGGCGAGCAACGCCGCCGCGCTGAAGTTCGACAAGAACCTCGGCTTCCTGGTCGAGGGCTATCACCATCAGGCGCTCGGCGACGACGACCTGATCACACTGGGCATGCTCAGGGAAAACTGTCGCTGGATTCCTAGCGAACATCGGGAGAATACGCATGGGCGGTAAAGGCGGCGGCGACGCACCGGCACCCGATCCGAATGTCGGCGTAGCGGCGTTGAAGAACGCGGAGCTGGGCCAGAACTGGCTCGACTTCGCCAAGGAGCAATTCCAGGTCGGGAACGTCCGTCAGTCGGACATGGATGCGCTGACGAAGCGCGTCACCGAGCAGCAGCTGGCGACGCAGGATCAGTCGAACCAGTGGGCGCAGGAGGATCGCGCCCGCTACAAGAACACGTTCCAGCCGCTCCAGGACGAGTTCATCAAGACGGCGAACGAGTACGACACGCCGGAGAAGGAGGCGCAGGCAGCCGCCGAGGCCAAGAGCGACGTCCAGCGCAATGCAACGCAGCAGCAGGGCGCCGAACAGCGCAACATGGCTGCGATGGGCATCAACCCGATGTCCGGCCGCTTCCAGGGGCAGAGCCGCGCCACGTCGACGCTGACCGCACTGGCCGGAGCCGGCGCGGAGAACGCCGCGCGCGAGAACGTGCGAAATAAGGCGCTGGCGCTGAAGTCCGACGCCATCAACATGGGCAATGGCCTGCCTGCTTCCGCCGCAAGCGCATACGGCCTGGGCCTGAACGCCGGTAACTCGGCGGTCGGCAACACGAGTTCTGCCAACTCCAACTTCTACCAGAACAATGGGATCATGAGTCAGGGCTATGGTGGAGCCATGCAGGGCTACAACAACATGGGTAGCCTGCTGAACCAGCAGTACAACGGTCAGGTCAATGCTTGGTCGGCTCAACAGCAAGCGGGCGCGACAAGCGGCGCGGGCATCGGCTCGATGGTCGGCACGATTGGCGGTGCTGCGCTCATGGTGTTCTAAAAGGGAAAACATGCAGAAGATCATCAGCAATCACAAGAAAATCGCGCTCCAGCTCTCCGGCGGCAAGGATTCGCTCGCGTGCCTGTACATCATGCGCCCGTATTGGGATCGCCTGACGGTGTACTGGCTCAACACCGGCGCGGCCTTCCCGGAGACGGTCGAGCAGATGAAGGCGATCCGCGAGATGGTGCCGCACTTCGTGGAGATCGGCGGTCGCCAACCGGAGGTGATCGAGGAATTCGGCCTGCCGTCCGACATCGTGCCGGTCAACAGCACGCCGGTCGGCGTGACGGCGGCGGGCGCTGGCCGGGCGCTGATCCAGGATCGCTACTCCTGCTGCCTGCGCTCGCTGATGATCCCGATGCACGAGCGCATGATGCAGGATGGTGTCACGCTGATCATTCGCGGCCAGAAGGACAGCGACCGCCTGAAGGCACCGATCAATTCGGGCGATGTGGTCGATGGCATTCAATACCTGCTGCCGATCGAGACTTGGGATGACGATGATGTGCTGTCGTACCTGAATGGGCAGGGCGCGACGCTGCCGCGCTTCTATGAGACGCTGCGCGCATCGCCCGACTGCATCTCGTGCTCGGCGTATTGGGAGGAGGGGCGCGCGGCCTACCTGAAGCAACACCACCCGCGTGAACACGTCATCTATCTGGCACGGCTCGACGCCATCAACGTGGCGGTCAATGAGCACATCGCGGCATTCAATCACGAGGTGAACGCATGAGCTTTTGGGGCGGATTCGCCGGCGGCATGTCCCAGGGCCTCCGGCAAGGCATGGCGATGGGCAAGGACTTGCGCACGCGCATGAAGGAGGACGAGCTGGAGCAGGTGCGCCAGCAGGGCCTCAAGGAGGCGCAGGAGGCGCGCAATGCGGCCATCGCCGACATCGTGAAGCAGAACGGCATCAGCGGCACCACGCAGGCGGCGCCCGCCGCGCCGTCGCAGGATGGCGGCAACGCGCCAGCTCCAGCTCCTGACGCTGCGCCCGCGCCCGCGCCGGTCGAGATTGCGCCGTCGCCCGCGCCCGCGCCGGCTCCGGCGAGCAGCACCGCGCCGTCCGCGAACATCGCGCCGGCGTCGCCGTCTGCCGCCTTTGGCCTGATGGGCACTCCGACTACGGACCGCTCCCAGGCGCTGCCGTCCTTCAGCGTTGGCGGCAAGACGTTCGCGAACCGCGCTGATGCCGAGGCCGAGGCAGGCAAACAGGTGCCGAACGTGGCCGACTACTTCATGAAGACTGGCGTGCCGAAGCTGCAAGAGGCGTACATCGCGCAGGGCGATTTCGACAAGGCGGAATCGCTCGGCAAGTGGGTGGAGTCGCGGCGCGGGCAGGATGCCGTGAAGACGTTCGGCAAGGCCATGACCAAGCTGATGTTCACGAACGACGTGGACGGCGGCGTGAAGGCGCTGGGCGACTACTACAACAAGTTCATCGACGATGGCGTCGACTTCGTGTCGCACGGTGTCGGCAAGGATGGCAAGATCAACGTCACGCTGAAGAACAAGGGCAACGGCACGGAATCGAACATCAGCCTGTCCAAGGGCGATATCCTGCGCATGGGCATGGCCTACGATCCGGCCAAGCTGCACGAAATGGCGCTGTCGCAGGAGGCGCAGAACGTCAAGAACGCGGCCGACGTCGCCAAGGAGGACCGGAAGTTCAAGCGGGACGTCTCCATGCAGGTGCTCAAGGGCAACCAGCAGAGCAAGCTCGAAGATCAGAAGTCGGGCAACCGCATCAGCGAGGAAACGGCCAAGGCGCAAACCGACGTGTCGACGACCGGCGCCAAGGAGCGGGCCAAGGTCGAGGCGCAGGTAGGCGCAAAGGTCGACGCTCTGCGCGCCGCCGGCGTGTCCGACGACTTCATCAAGGAGGCGCTGCCCGGCATCCTGGGCGCGGGCCAGTACAAGCGCGCCACGTCGCCGGAGGAGGCGCGCCGCCTCGCGCACTCCGACCTGATGAAGAACATGCCGGGCTATGCGAACAAGAGCGCAGAGGATCAGCAGAAGATTCTCGACAAGACGATGAGCATCATCTCGGCTGGCGGGAAGCCGAGCCAGACTGGTGTGCCCGATGGCGCTGCCGCGCCGGCGAAGGATGCCGCGCCGCCGGCGGCATCGCCGAAGGGCGTCTACGTGCGCGACAAGAAGACGGGCGAGATCAAGCTGATCGATCCGTCGCAACTCGGCCCAGGCCCTAGCCCGGCGCCGAAGCAATCGGTGTACGCGCTGCCCCCGCGCGACAAGTAAAACCGGCCCGTTCATCGGGTACAATCTCGGGACACCTGGACAGAGATAGAGGCGCTTCGTGGCAGACAATCAACCGTTCTTCGCCCCATTGTTCGACACCACCGAAGACGCGAACGCCTCTCTCTACCAACTCCCGCCGCTGAAGGACGCGGCGAAGACCGAGCCGGCCGAAACGCCGGCCGTTAAGTCTCGCGGCATGCCGACCGCTGCCGACGTTGCCCGACGCGCGGAGGAGCTGGGCATCGATCCCAAGCTCGCGCTTTCCATCTTCTCGCAAGAATCGAGCGGCAACTTCAAAATCCGCGACAGCTATGCTGGTGCCGAGGGCGGCATGCAGGTCGTGCCCGGCACCTACAAGGCTATGATGGGCACGTCGGAGGGCCGGCGCGATCCGTGGAATAACCTTGAGGCTGGCCTGCGTTACATCGCCTACGGGCAGCGCACGCTCGGCACCAAAGACCCCGCACTGCTGGCGGCCGGCTACCACGCCGGCTATGACCGCAAAGACCTGAAGCAGGGCATCATCCCGAACACGTCTGACGGCACCAAGCTGACACGCGACTACGCGCGCGAGGTCTCCGCACGCGTTGCCAAGGCTGGCGGCGGTGCACCGGCGGCCACGCCGGCATCGGCAAACAGCGCGGCACCGGCTGCACCGTCGATCCCCTCGCTGCAATCCGCGCTCGATGCGCAGGAGCCGGGCCGCTACGAGGTGATCGCCGATCCTAGCGCTGACGTTCTCTTGCGCCTTAACGTCGGCGACGACAAGGACCGCTATGAGCTGGCAACGCCCGACCAGATCAGCAGCTTCAAAGCCGCCTCCGAAAAGGATGTCAGCACGGGCGCCGTCGAGGATTTCTCGCGCATGGGCGTCGGCGGCGTCTACAAGGGCATCGGCTCCGGCGTGCGCGGCTTCGGTAAGCTGGCGGAACTTCTCGGCGACTACACCACTACGCCGCTCGTGAACTGGCTGTTCGGCACGAACTACCGCACGGGCAACGCGATGGACGTGCCTGCCGATGCAATTCAGACCTTCGCCAACCGGGTGCAAGCCGGCGTGACGAAGCAAACACAGAAGGCATTGGAGAACAGCCGGCCGGACGGCTCGCTGCTTGACCCCAAGAGCTGGACGTTCGGCAAAGACCCGACCCTGCGCGGCTACATGATGCTCGGCGCGGACGTCATGGGCTCGACCGCACCGATCATCGCCGCGAGCATCATGTCGGGCGGCTCTGCTACGGCTGGCGCCGTGGCCGGCGGCCTGACTGGCGGCGGAGCCGGCGCCGAAACCGCGCGCGACGCCATCCGCGACATGTCGACGAAGATGGTTGAGGTTCCTGACGGCAAGGGCGGCAAGAAGGAAATCAGCCAGCTCGAAGCCGAGAGCCCGGTCTATCGTTCGTTCCGCGCACAGGGCATGAGCCACACCGATGCGCTGCGCCGCACGCAAGATGCAGCCGAGAAGTGGGCGTTTGTGCTGACAGCGCCTGTGTCCGCTTTGGGCGGCGCGGCTACCTCGAAAATTCTGCACCCGGCCGAGAACCTTCTTGGCGCCGCCGGCAATCGCGCGGTGCGCGCTGGAGGCCGTGCTGTGCTCGGCGCCGCCGAAGAAGCAATTCAGGAGCCCGCCGAAACCATCGCATCGCGCTCTGGCGTGAACGCCGGCGCGGGCACGAATATCGACGTGACCGAAGGCACGTTCGGCGACTCGGTTCTCGGTGCGCTCGGCGGCGCTGGCCCGGCTGGTGTTGCCGGCGCGATGTCGCCCCGCGCCCAGCGCCATACCGCGAACAGTGCCGCACCAAACAATGCCGCACAGGCCGACGCTGCTGCGCCCGCCGCACCCGAGAACCAGGCGCCCGCCGCCGCAGCTCCTGCCGCGCCTGCGGCCGAGCCTGCCGCGCCGGCTGGCCCGATCGAGCGCACCGTAGGCAAGGTCATGCCCGAGAGCAAGCAGGTCGTTGGCGACGACGGCACTGTCTACAACGTCAAGGTCGGCGACAGCGGTGTTGAGGTCGCGGCGATCGATCCGGCCGCCCAGGCGGCGCCGGCGCTGACCGAGCGCGAGAAGGCGCTGCAAGAGATCGGCGACAAGGCTGCCAGCGAGAAGCCGCCCAAGCCAGAGCCGGCGCCCAAGAAGGAACAGGAGCCGGCGGCCAAGGTCGAGGAGGCCAAGTCCGCAAGCGATGAGGAGCCGGCCGCGAAGGCGCCCGCCGGCCCGACCGACACCCGCGCGCCCGCCGGCGCCGACCTGTCCACCATGGACGAGCCGGCGCTGCGCGAGCGCATGAAGTATCTCGCCGGTCAGGCGAAGCGCACGGGCGGCTGGGACAAGATGCTGGTGACCGAGCGCAAGCGCGTCGAGGCCGAGATCGGCAAGCGCAAGAACGGCCAGCCCGCCGCCCAGGTGGAGCAGGCCGCCGAGCCGGCGCCGGAAAAGACCGCATCCGGCGCATTCGTGAAGCAGTCGGACGCAAACGACGCAATGCGCACCGCCGCGCGCGAGACCGGCAAGGCGCATCAGGTTGTCGAGCGCGAGGAGGATGGCCGCGCCGTCTTCGACGTGAAGCCCCTTGAGGAAGCCAATGGAGCGAACGATCGCGGCGCTGAATCTGCTGGAGCGCCTGTCACCGCAGCAGAGCCGGCAAGCGCAGCGCCTGCGGCACCTGCTGCTGAACGGCCGGCGCGTGCCAAGAAGCCTGCGCCCGCTGCTGGTGAACGTGGAGCTGCTGCTGGAGAGGCCGCCGCTGAGCCGGCTGCACTGACAGTCAAGGCGGCCAGCGGGAAGGTCTATCCGACCAAGGGCGAGCGGCTGCCGAAGGCCGGGGTCGTTCCTGCAAACCTCGGCAACGATGGCATCGTGTACGTCGGCCGTCCGAACAGCCTGCATTTCCATGTGGCTGACAGGCACTCCAAGGCAGCCGGCGGATTCTCCGACACGGGATTCGTCACCCCGGATGGTCAGTACCTCACGCGCGAGGAGGCCCTGGCCTGGGTCAACACTCATGAGGCCAAGGTCAAGCCGTCCGAGAACATGGGCGCGAGCCTCGACGCGATCGACTACCGCGAGCAGGTCCCGGAATCGAAGCGCAAGGCTCCGGAGGCGGCGGAAGACACAGCCGCCAAGCCGGCCGCCGCGCCAGCCGAGGCCGTGAAGCGGTTCGGCACGCGCGAGAAGGCCGAGGCCCACATCGCCAAGAAGGGTATCGCCGACACGCACGAGGTCGTGCAGACGGGAAAGGTGCGGTTCGAGATCAAGCCGAAGCAACTGGAAAACCAATCGAGCAGCAAAGGAGAAAATGGAAACGCCGACCAAGTTCCTCGCGAACCGCGAGCAGCACGGGATGTACAAGACGCAGATTTACAAGACGTGGCTCAACGTCAAGGATCGATGCCACAACCCGGACAACCCGAGCTTCCGGAATTACGGGGCCCGGGGAATCAAAATGTGCCGGGCGTGGCAGGAGAGCTTTCTGACGTTCCTCAAGGACGTGGGGGAGCGGCCGAGCCCGAAGCACTCGCTGGATCGGATCGACGTCAACGGGGATTACACGCCGGGGAACGTTCGCTGGGCGACCAAAAGCGAGCAGATGTCGAACACCCGGTGCAATCGGATGCTGACGGCGCTCGGAAAGACGATGACCGTGACGCAGTGGGCCCAGGAAACCGACCTGTCGGACAGGACGATCAGTTACAGGCTGCAAACCGGGATGAGCGCGGAGGAGGCCGTGACGACTCCGCGTCGCGGGGGACGCAGGCCGCCGCCGACGCGGCAGATCGCTGGAGCCGCGCAACCGATGCAGAGCGCTCCGCACTCCTCGCGCGCGCCGGCTACGGCGAGTCCGGCAAGCTGAACCTCGCCGGCCGCCGGCTGTTGCGCACGCCGCTCGACCAGATGCGGCCGTCCACGCGCGGCAAGATCGAGTCCGCCATGCAGATGGGCGCCGCGCCGGCCGCGAAGAAGCCGGGCGCCAAGGCCGAGCCGAACCCGAGCCGCGTGCACCGCGTGCTCGGCGACGCGCGCGAGGGCGATACCGTCACCACGTCCGCCGACATCGGCTACGCGAAGGGCGGCCAATCCTACGAGATCGAGCGGATCGGCCGCAACGGCGAGACGACCGTGCGCAACACGGCGACCGGCGGACGCACCACGTGGTCGCGCGCGGAGCTTGAGCGTGCCGCGCGCCTGGGCGTGACGATCGAGAAGCAGCAGCCGGCCGGTGCCGTGCCGGCAGAACAGGCCGCCGCGCCCGCCAATGAATCGTTGTTCTCAAACAACAAACTCTTCACCGAGGATGCGGTGGAGAAGGCCCGCGCGCGCATGCGCCGCAAGCTGAAGTCGACGGCGTTCACCGGCCTGGACCCCGAGCTGGTGACGGACGGCATGACGATCGCCGGCGCCTACATCGAGGCCGGCGTGCGCGAGTTCGGCGCCTATGCCAAGGCCATGGTCGAGGACTTCGGCGCCGAGGTGAAGCCCTACCTGCTGTCCTTCTACGAGGCGGTGCGGCACTTCCCTGGCCTGGAAACCGAGGGTATGACTGCGCCCCAGGAGGCGGGCCGCCTGCATGCAGAGCTGCTGTCTCAGAACGAAACGGCCCAGGAGGCCCAACATGACACCGAAGCAAATCCGGCACGCCCTGGAGCTGGCGATGAAGGACAAAGCGCCGCAGCAGTACGCGGCGATGAAGGCGGACGGGACGCTGTCCGGGTATCTGAATCGGCTGACGGCGGACGTGCAGGCGTCGCAGAGCGAGGCGCACAACGCGCTGGCGAACGATCCGCAGTTCCAGAAGATCAGCGATCCGCAGACGCGCACGCAGGAAGCGAACAGCCGGCTGAAGGCAGCCGAGAGCGTGGCGATCGAGCAGGCGGTCGAGCAGATCAGCAGCCTGCAAGCGCCGCAGCAAACCACCGCATCCACCCCGGCGACCTGAAGCGCGAAGGGTCGTGGAAGGACGCGGCCGAGCGCGCGTTCGTGCAGGACCGCGATTTCAACCCGAAGGCCAAGAAGGAGGGCGGCCTGTACGTCAGCGACGACGGCCGCCTGATGCAGGTCGAGGACGGCGCGGGCGCGGACCTGACGCACCGCCTCAACTCCGATGGCAAGCGGATCGAGCTGAAGCCGAAGGAGCGAGCGTGGTTGCGCGGCTGGGTAAGCCTGCGCGACGCGCTGAAGCAGGCGCAGCTCGACCAGCTCACGGATGGCGATTGGCAGGGATCGCTCCAGGCGCTCAACGCCGCATACGACGCGTTCGTCAAGGATCACGGCAACATCCTGGCGTTCTCGACGATCGAGCGCGAGAACCCGGACGGCACCACGAGCGTCACGCGCCGCCTGAAGAACGCGCCGCTGATGACGATCGACGCCGAGGGCGCCCTGGCGCACGCGCTGGAGCGCATCAACGAGGACGGCACGATCAGCAAGGGCGCGGTGCTGCAAGATCGCGTTCTGAAGCGACCGACCGAGCCGGTCATCAACACCACGCAAGACGCCATGTTCGTGGCGCTCGACCGTCACGGCAAGTTCGACCTGGACACGGTTGCGCGCTTGGCGGGCCAGAGCCGCGAGCAGGTCAGCGCCGACGCGGCGGCGGCCACGGTCGAGACGGAAGGCGGCGAGGATGGCCCGCGCTACAGCGTCGCGCCCGGCGTCGACCGCGAACAGTCCGTTCCTGTGACACGCATCCAGGCGTTCAAGGTTGCCCCCGAGAGCCTGTACGCGACGGCGCGCGAATTCTTCGATCGGAACGTGCGCGGAACTACAGTGGTGAACCCATGGATCGGCGCGGTCGAGTTCAACAAGGATGGTGGCGGCAAGCTACTGTCCGTTGGCCGCCGCGAGCCGCTGCATCAATCGGTCGTGCAGGCGCTTCCTGGGCTGGTTGAGAATGCCGTTCCGGTTCGCTTTGAGCCGGATCGGAAAGGCAGGGAGCACGTCGAAGGCTATTTCGCTGCCCTTGCCCCCGTCGAGATCGACGGCGATCTCTATTCCGTGGAGATGAAGCTCCGCAAGGTTGACAAGTCCGGCGGCGGCAAAACGACCTTCTACACACTCGCTGGGTTCAAGGTAGAAAAGGTGGGAAGCGGCAGGGCGAGTACGGAGATAGCTAATCAGGGCCGTCCTTCTACCGCTTCCCAGCCTTCGGAGGGTAATGCTGCCGCCGCCGTCTCTAAGCCTGATACTGCGGCAGCCCCTCGTCGGGCCTTGACTGTCGGAGAATTGCTCGACGCCGTGAATTGGGAGCAGCGTTCTTTCAGCGTGTCCCCGTCTCCGGCGGGGGGCGAAGTCGAGTCTCGCCGACCTGCCGCTATCGTAAATCAAACAATAGCAAATGCAAACGGCATAAATGTAACGGAATTGTCTATGGCGTTGCGCGACAGCAACGTCGGAGACCTGATCGGCCGCCTGCTGGATCATGGCCGCGTGGTGCTTCACGATGACGCAGGCAGCCTGCCGGGCAAGAACGCCCCGCGCGGCGTGCAGGCGTCGACCATGCCGGACGGCACCATCCACATGGTGGGCGCCAACCTGAACACTCAGAGCGCCGTGCCCGTGCTGCTGCACGAGATGTTCCATAGCGGCGTCAAGCCGCTGGTGGGCGAGGCCGCATGGGGCAAGCTGATGACGCGCCTGGATGGGCTGCTTCGCCAGTCCGAGCGCTCGACGGGCCGCGCACGCGAGTTCTACGACGCCGCGTTCAAGCGCATGCGGGCAGCGGCGCACGCCGGCGACGCGCGCGTGATTAACGCCGAGGAGTTCGGCGCCTACGCGATCGAGGAATACTCCAGCGCGCCGGCCGCCGTCCGCGCCTGGGTCGACGACGTGGTGGGCGCGATCAAGGCATGGCTGCTGCGCCGATTGGGCACGCAGATCGGCGCCGTCACGCCGGCCCAGCTCCGCGCCCTGGCCGTGGCCGCGCTGCGCAGCGAGCCGCGCGCCGGCGGCGACGCGCCGCGCAACTCGGTGAAGGCGCCGATGAATCCGGTCGAGGCTGGCCTGACGCCGCCGGCGCCCACGCGCTTCGATCGCTTCCAGGCGGCGGTGCAGGACAACATGAACCGCGTGAAGCAGGTGCAGGAGCGCATCAAGAAGCTGACCGGCCTGAAGGAGCTTGGCTTTTCCGACTACTACCGCGCCGAGGCCAACCGGCCCGGCCGCGTGGCCGCGCGTCTGGAGGATGCGCAAAAGCACCTGACCGGCCCGCTGATGGAGCGCCTTGCCAAATCCGGCCACACGCAGGCGCAGCTGGAGGAACTGCTGCACGCGCAGCACGCTGAGGAGCGCAACGAGAAGATCGCCGAGATCAACAAGGACATGCCGGACGGTGGCTCGGGCATGCTGACGGCCGAAGCAAACGCGATCCTGGAGAAGTACAAGGGCGCGACCGAGCTGAAGGCCATTGCGCAGCAGGCCCGCGACATCGCGCGCGCCACGCTCGACCTGAAGCTGGCCTACGGCCTGATCGACCAGACGACGCATGACACGCTGTCGAGCGGCTACGAGAACTACGTGCCGCTGAAGGGCGACGGCGAGTATGGCCCGAAGATCAAGCGCGCCATGGGCCACGAGGAGCGCGCCGAGCACATCCTGGAGAACATCGCGCGCGACTACGACCAAGCCGTCGAGGCCGGCGAGAAGAACATCGCTCGCCAGTCGCTTCTCGCGCTGGTGGCCGAGCACGAAGACCCGAGCCTGTGGACGATAGGCATCCCGCCGCGCGGGCGCCGCATCGCCGGTCAGGTGTTCAACGTTGTTGACCCGAGCCTGCCCAAGGGCCAGCAGACGATTGGCTCGTTCTCCGCGCGCTCGCAGGTGGACGCATTCCTGGAGGGCGCCGGCCCGAAGGCCGCAAGCTATCTCGTGCTGGATTCCGGCGGCGAGCGCGTGCAGCAGTTCGTGAGGCCGTTGCAGGACAACGAGGTGATGGTCTACGTCAAGGGCGAGCCGGTGCGCATCCAGATTTACGACGAGGCCCTGGCCCGACAGCTCCGGCCGCTCGACCAGAGCAAGATGCATCCGATCCTGGAGTTCATGCGCGGCATGAACCGCTACCTGTCCAAGATTTACACCGGCTACAACCCGGCTTTCATCCTGCGCAACGCCGCGCGCGACGCCATGACCGGCACGGTAAACATGGTCGGACACGAAGGAGCTGGCGTCGCCGCAAAAGCCTGGGTGAAGTATCCCGGCGCGGTGAAGGCGCTGGGCCAGTGGGCCGCCACCGGCAACGCGCCGGCGGGCAAGACGGGCGAGTACCTGAAGGAGTACCGCATGCACGGCGGCAAGACCGGCGCGTCGTGGATGTCCGACCTGGAGACCAAGGGCAAGGAGCTGTCGCGCATGTACGAGGACGCCTACGGCGCGGGCGGCTACCTGAAGGACGGCCAGAATCTGAAGGCGGCCAAGGTCGCCGGGCGCAAGATCGTCGGCGGCATGGCGCATGTGGTCGAGATCGCCAACCAAGCCACGGAGAACGCACTGCGCCTGTCGCTGTACATGACGCTGCGCGAGAGCGGCGCATCGCCGGGCAAGGCCGCCCAGGCCGCCAAGAGCGTGACGGTGGACTTCGACCGCAAGGGCACGATGACGGGCGCGCTCGGCGCGGTCTACCTGTTCCTGAATCCGGCGGTGCAGGGCACGGCCAACGCCATGCGCACGCTGGCGAGCGGCGAGCATCGCGGGCAGGCGTTCGCGGCGCTCGGCATGCTGGCGACGCTCGGCTTCTACGCGGCGGCGTCCGGCATGGACGACGACAAGGACCGCTGGCTGGGCGAGGGATGGGATGGCCGCACCAAGAACTTCGTGATGATGTTCGGCGACCACACGCTTAAGGTCCCGCTGTCGCAGGAGTTCACGCCGGCCTATGCGTTCGGCGTGGCGCTCGCTGAGGCGATGCGAGGCGAGGGCGCGATGAAATCGTCCGTCCGCATGGTCTCGTCGTTCCTGGATGCGTATTTCCCGCTGAACGGCGCCTACAACCCGGACAGCGACAACCACGCGGAAGACGCGCTTCTGGCGGCCATGCCTACGATTATCAAGCCGGGCGCGGAGAGTGTATTCAACCGGAACCACTTCAGCAGCCAGATCGTCCCGGAGACCACATCTACCAAGAGCCAGCCCGATAACCTGAAGATGTACCGGGGGACGAAGGGCACGGTGTACGACGCGCTGGCGCAGCAGATCGCGGCAGCTGGCGAGCTGGCCGGCGCGGGCCGCTACCAGAACGACATCACCAAGATCAGCCCCGAGACGCTGAAATACGTCTGGCGCACCTACACCGGCGGCCTGGGCCAGTTCGTGACCGACTCGATCGGCGCGGCCAGCCTCGCCACCGAGCCGGGCGAGATGAGCAGCAGCGACATCCCGATCGCAAAGGACTTTTGGCGTGCCCAGGACGTCAAGCCGATCCGCAGCCGGTACTACGATCTCGCGCGCGAGGCGAAGGAAGCAGCCACGGAATTCCAGCAGGCGAAGAAGGCCGGCGACGGCGAGGCGATCGACAGCATCTTCGCGCGGCCCGGCCAAGCCGAGCTGATCGCGCTCGACAAGATGTTCAAGAAGTCGAGCAAGGCCGCCGCCGCGATCCGCGACGAGGAGGTTACGGTCAATGCCGACAAGTCGCTGTCGACTGCCGAGAAGCGCACGCGCCTGAAGGAGCTGGAGCAGCAGGAGGAGGCGATCTACCGGCAGGCGCTGGATGTCTTCAAGACTTCCATCCCTTCTAAGTAGGTGGGTTTTGTGTTGTAGATTGCTCGGAGGGAGAGGCTTAGCGAATGGCAAAGCTTCCCCATACCCAGCAGGGTGTAGAAAGCTTGCCATGTTTGCTCTGGCGGAGCCGGCTTGAGCATTCAGGCACCACAGTCGTTCGACACCCGCTGTGGCTACTCCAGACTTCGACGACGGTGCGAGTCGTCCATCCCGGGCTCTAGAGCTTTCGCTTCCCACCCTTTGCGCTTGGGCCTTCCTGCGCTACGCCGCGTGCGGAACGTTTGGATACCGATAGCTTCCGCGACGGCTGGACGACAAAAAGCCCGGTGATTCATTGTTGGGCGGGCCTTTGACGAGGCAACCAGCGCTTGCCACAACGCAGCATTCTGATTACACCGCCCAACAATGGATACCGGGCTTGCACTGCCTTGTTGTGGGTTTGCGCTGGGTGTCAATCCAGCACGACAATCATAGCACAAGAAATAGATGTACGCGAATTTTACACGCCGTGGCCGCCGACAAAGGCTGGCGGGGAGTCGCCATCTCCAAGCCGCGCATCATCTCCATTGGAAACCATGGAAATCAGAGAGAAGCAAACGACGGCCATGATGGCGATCGCAACGACGAAGTATGTCTTCGGGAAGTGTTCGCCGGCCCAGCTGTCGAATTGCGAGTAGCGCTCGGCGATCTTCTTGGCGATGTGCGAAAGCTTTTCCATGATCTTCGAATTTATTGGTTGTGAGTTCGTATTCTAGTTGAATTATTTCTTCCTGTGTCGAATTTTCTCCTCGTCGTCAAGCTGGCGCATGTAGGCGCGCACCTTGCGGAATCGTTCGATCTCGCGGGTGCACGCCGCATCCACGGCGGCGCGGATGAAGGCGGCCTTGGAGAAGATCACCTTGTTGTCGATCAGGTACTCCATTTGCAGGATCGTCGGCTCGGTGAAGCGCACGTTGATGAAGACGTTGCGCGTCGGGTCGCCGTGTGACCATGGCGCATCATCTTTGCCGCCTGTGGTCTTGGTCGCTGCGCGCCGCGCACGATCGCCGCGCCGTGGTTTCGTGTTCGCCATGCTGCCTCCGATGCGTGCCGCAATTAATCGGGCGCGCTCGCTATCACTATAGGATTGGTGCGGATCGGTGCGATGCGATTTTGCGCATGCCTGTGCAGATAGCGGTTTGAAAATCGTTGCTTCGGTAATAAAATCGGACCAGCCGAAGCAGGAGATTTTGTCAATGCCACAAACTAGCAAGCAACTCACCGCCGACGACTATGCCCGCGCGGCTACCGCGCTAGGCGTGCCGGTCGCTGCCGTGAAGGCGGTGACGGAGGTGGAGAGCAACGGCAAAGGCTTCCTGTCGGACGGACGGCCCCTGATCCTGTTCGAGCGCCACATCATGCTGCGCCAGCTCGTCGCGGCAGGTCACGCGATGGATGCCACGCACTACAACTTGACCGACCCGAACATCGTCAACCCGAAGCCCGGCGGCTACGTTGGTGGTGCTGGCGAATGGGATCGTCTGGCACGCGCGATCGAGATCAACCGGCCGGCGGCACTGGAATCGGCGAGTTGGGGCCTGTTTCAAATCCTCGGTATGCATTGGAAGGCGCTCGGGTATGACTCGATCCAGACTTTCATCAATGCAATGTATCGGAGTGAGGGCGATCAGCTTGACTGCTTTGTCCGGTTCGTGAAGGCGACGCCTGCCGCACTCCGTGCGCTCAGAAGTCAGGATTGGGCGTCTTTCGCGCGTGCATACAACGGACCGAACTTCGCAGCGAACGCCTACGACACCAAACTCGCCGCAGCCTACGCGCGTCACAGCCAAACGGGAGCCGCATGAACCTCATCGAAAACGCCGGCCAGTGGCACAAGCTCTGGTCGATCCGCTTTGCGCTGCTGAGCGCCATGCTCGCGGCGGCCGAGGCGGCCCTGCCGCTGTGGAATGGCATCGTGCCGCCGCACGTCTTTGCATCGATCTCGACGCTGTGCGGAATCGCTTCGGCGGTATCGCGCGTGGTGCAGCAACCGGCGCTCCGGGCCGGCGACGGCGCCGACCCGCAGTGAAGACCTCCCGCCCATGCCTCACGGTCATCGACCGATCATCACACCCCTTCTTCCTGGGGTGGTGATGCAACGGTCAACGACGAGGGTGGCACATGAACACGACGACATGGACAGAGATGAATCCGCCGGATAGCCAACTGTGGGGGTTGATCGGCGGCGCGGCTGGCGCGGTGGTCGCCGCGTTCGTCATGCTGCGCAAGTACCTGTCCCGCGATGCGGTCGATCGCGCTGGCGACGCCGCCGACATCGGCGCCATCAAGCGCCTGAACGACCTGCTGGACGAGGAGCGCAAGGCGCGACGCGAGGCCGAAGCGCGTGCCGACGTGTTCGCCAAGGAGCGCAACGAGGCGATCATGCAGATCGGCGAGCTGAAAGGGCAGATCGCGGCGCTGACCATGCAGGTCGCGCTGCTGAACAGCAAGGTTGAGCAATATGCAAACTCCCAGGTTGCTGCGCCTCAAGGAAATCCTTGAGCGCTTCTATGCCGCGCGCAAGCGATCCTTCAACGAGATCACTGTGTGGTCGCTGATCACGCTGCTGGCGGTCAGCAGCGGATCGGTTGGCTACTTCCTAGGCGACTTGCAGAACAACGTCGAGCTGGCCGCCACGCGCGCGCAGCATCAGCGCGATCTTGACCACCTGCGCGCAGCCTACGAGGCGGCCATGGCCGAGCGCGATGCGCGCCTGGACGATCTGGCGAGGCAGGTGGCGCAGGCGGCCCGCACATCGCAGCATGCCGCCACTACGGCCGAGCGCGCCGCGACCGCGCCGAAAGCCGAATCCCCAACGCGCCGCCCGCAGGGCGTGCCGTACCTGCCGCAACTGCCTCCGTCACTGCACAAGGGTGGATGATGAACCTGATCAACTGGAAGGGCTACGCCATTGCCGCCGGCGCCGGCGCGCTGGTCGCCGCGTTCCTGGCCGGCTGGGGCGCCTGGGCGATCCAGGCCAACCGGTACGATGTGCAGATCGCAGAGCTGAAGCGCGTGCACGCCGAGCAGTTGGGCGAGATCGCCGCGAAGGGCGCCGAGCAGGCCCGCGAGGCGCTGGATTGGAAGGGCCGGGCAGAGAAGGCAACCGCCGAGATCGATGCCCGACAACAGGAGAACGATCGTGTCAAAGCTGAAAACGCTCGTCTTGCTGACGAGCTGCGCACTGGTGCTCGCCGCGTGTTCGTCGCTGCCAAGTGCCCCGCCGCTGCCGGTAGCAGCACAGTGCCCGGAGCCGCCCCCGCCGCCCGCGTGGACGATGAAGGCGCGCGAGCCGAACTTGACCCTGCGGTTGCGCAGCGAATGGTCGGAATCACCGACGACGGCGACGACGCCATCCGTGAACTGACCGCCTTGCAGGACTACGTGCGACGCGTCTGTTTAGCGCCGCGAAACTAGCGCATCAGCCGCACATGGCATAATATGCAAGTTACATTAGGAGATTATGATGCCTCAATATGACTTGGATGCAATGGATCGCGGGCAATTGGTGGAGGAGCGCCCGATCACGTGGAAAGCGCGGATTTTATTCGCCGTCGCGGCGGTCGTGGTGTACGCGGCCGTCAGCCATTTCGGGCAGACGGCCATCGTGGCGATCGGCGCGGCGACGGTCGGAGCCATCGCCGGCATGTTCTTCCTCAAGCGCTGATCCTGCGTTCTCTGCGGGCCGCTGCCTGGGCAGCAAGGGCGGCGCTGTTGTCGCCCGGCCCACGGCGCTTCAGCTCGATCCCCCGCCGGCGCGGCCGGGCCGGCTCGATGCCGATGGCAATGTCGAGCCACTTCCAGCCGTCGTAGATGTCGCCGGTCCCCTTCAGCCTCGTGTAGCGGCGCAGCACGTTCCAGTTTTTGTGCGCGCTTACCCTCGTCACCTGCGGGATGTCCAGTCCCGTCTCGAACAGGTGCGACACGCCCTCGCGGCGCAGGTCGTGAAAGCGCAGGTCTTCGATACCGAGCCAAGTGCAGGCGCGCTCGAATGTCGCAGACACCGCGTCGGTGGTGTAGGGGAAAATCCGCTCCTCTATCTGCGGCATGGAGTGCAGCAGGCGCCATGCGCGATCGGGCAGGTAGCACAACACATCGTTGCCCTTCTTCTTCGTCGGGTGCTTCATGTCGCGCACCAGGATGGATTGCTCCTCCGCATTGATGTCATCCCAGCGCAGTTTCACGATCTCCTCCTGGCGCCGGCAGGAGAAGATGGCGAAGGGCGCGATCTTGACCAGTGGGGTGACGTAGGCCCGCCGGCGGATCGCCTCGTGGAAGTGTTGCATCAGCCGGTCGAGTTCGTCGCGCGTCGGCCGCCTGTCGCGCTCCTCCGGGCGCTCGGTCAGGCCCATGTGCCGGCATACCTTGCGCGCGTCCGCGATGGCGCTGGGGTCGAGCTGATAGCCCCATGCCGGCCTCGCCAGATCGAAGACGGTGCCCAGCAGGGACATGTCGCTGTTGACGGTCTGCGGCAGCACGCAGTCGGTAGCGATGCGGTCCCGCGCGTAGTCGACCAGGGTGGCGCTGGTGATAATCGACCCCTTGCACTGGCCGAGATCGGACTTGGCGATGGCGCGCAGGGTGCCCTCCTGGGTGCGCCCGAGGCCGCGACGCTCGGCCACCTCATCCAGGAAGCGCTCGATGATCTCGCCGAGGCTGGGGTCAGGAGCGGAGAGCGCCGCCAGCGCGCCCGGCTCGGACAGTTCGGTCTCGCGCTTCTTCATCCAGGTCTCGGCGGCGGCCCGGCGATCGAATGTCTTGGATTCGGTGTGTGCGGGCTTGCCGTCTCGCATCAGGCGGATTTGGGCGGTATACCCGATCGAGCCGTCTTTGCGGGTGCGCTTGGTTATGGTCCCCATTGCAGTCCTTCATTTGCTACACGGCGCTATGCGCCCTGGATACGAGGCGTCATGTAGCAAATCTTGTAGCAATAGGGCTACCAAAACGATCGCCAACGAGCGGAAATGGTGTTGAAATCTTACCGGTTACATGGGAAAACGTACCGGCCAAAATGACCGAAAAACCAACAGAATCAACGGCATGCTATAAGCATATGTTCTGCGTCGCGCCGATGATGGAGAGGACCGACAAACCGGTTTTTGACTGGACCGACAGGCACTTGCTTGTGTGCATTTCAGCGCCGTAGCAAATTCGTAGCAAGGCGACTGCGCTGACCTAAACCTGTCCGGCGCATGCGAACTCGCCAAAATTATCGTTGGCAGCCGCCACGTAGGCATTGTGCGCCTGCTGCGCTGTGTCGAACGTGCCAAGGTGAATCTTTGTGCCGTTCACCTGAATTTTTGCTGTGAAGCGGCCGGTCCTGCGCTCTACATCCACCCCCTTTAGGCCAGTCCTATTGTGGCTTCGGCGGTTAGCAAGGTTCTGCGAGTATGTTGCATTCCGCAGGTTATCCCAGCGGTTGTCGCCGCCATCTCTGTTCTTATGGTCGATAGTGTGCTCGGGCCACTCACCCATCATATAAAGCCACGCAAGTCGATGCGCGTAGTAAGAAGCCCCATCCACACAGATCGACAGGTAACCTTTCCTACCTTTCGGCGCCCCGGCAGGTTTGCTGATGTTTCTTTTTTGGCGTGGCTCAATCCACCAAAAAAGCCCGGTCTCCGGAATATATCGGATGCATTCTTTGAGGCGTTTCTGAGTTAGCTCCATTTTATTTAAATGAAAAAACCAGCGCACTCAAGCCGGGTCGAAGTAGGCGCATAGAAGCCTCCGGCAGGAACACGCTGGTTGTTTCAATCTATGATTTGACGGCTTCGACACCGCGCACAGAATGATAGCAGATCAGCCGCTGACCTGACGAAGCTCCTTGATTGCTGCCTCTCGTCGGGCGTCTATGTATTGGGCTAAGTCTACGATGTGCACGCCCCTTGCTGCTTTCTGGCTCCCCTCGATCCTTATGATTGGCAGCTTGATCTCGCCCGTAAGCACCTTCTTTTGAAGCTTATCCTCGGAAATGTGCGTGAAGAAGTCGCGGCACACAATGGAAAGCGGGATTACGGTCCTCCCGTCATAGCTCGCCATGAGCAGGAAGGCCGTCCTCATTGACATGCCGCTCACTGGCCGCCGTCCAGGCTGGAGCGGAACAGGTCGGCGGCGTCCTCGGGCGTGGCCGGCGTCGTGATGGCGCTGCCGTTGCCGGCGTCGGCGACCACGAACGTGACATCGCGGCCGTGCGTCCAGAACGGCGTCAGCTTCAGCTCCTGGCCGATGAACTCGGCCGCCTTGCCGTCGCCGTCCGGCGTCGTGCCCCAATACTCGCCGTTGCACCAGTAGCCGGTCGGCGCAACGTTCTCGGGCGGCATGGCGTGCAGGGTGCGCGCGTCCACGATGCTCAAGCCGCCGTCGCCGCTACGGCACGCGGTGACGATCACGGTCTGGTCGTCGTCGCCCATGTCGACGAACGCACGCACTTCAGGCGAGGCGTCGGGCGCGCACGTGATGACGACCTGGGCGCCGGTCGCGTCCACGCCGAACAGGTCGACGTTCCCGGCCACCGGCGGCGCATCCTCCGGCTTCAGCATCTCGGCGAGCCAGCCGCCGTCCTTCGGCTTGTGGGCGGCCTCCAGCTCGCCGCGCTGGCGCGCAAGCTCCTGCTGCTGACGCTCCAGCTCCGCGCGCTGTTCTGCCATGCGGCGGGCTTCCGCTTCCTGGGCGGCGCGCTCGGCGGCCAGCCGTGCGGCCTCCGCCTCGCGGGTCTTGGCCGACTCCAGCAACGTGCTCAGGATGCCCAGGGCGTTGTCGCGCGCCTGCGCGGCCTCGGCCACGAACTCGGCGAAATCCTCCTCGGTGGGCGTGAAGCCGTGCAGGTCGTCATAGGTGGCTTGCAGTTGCGCGGCCGTGTCGCTGGCCGACTGCATGGGGAGCGCCCGGATGTCGTTGAGCTTGACCTGGATGGCGGCCACGCGCTCACGCTCCTTGCGCTCGCGCTCCTCCTTCTCGGCCTTGGCCTTGGTGTCATAGCCGTCGCGCAGGCCGAAAATGCGCTCCTCCTCCTTCTCGGTGATGCCGACCAGCCTCTTTTGCTCGGCGATGACAGCCGCGTTGAAGGCGTTGGCATCGTCGCGCGCTGCCTTGCCGGCCTTCTCGATCGCCACGCGTGCGTTCTTGAGGTTCATGCCGGAGCGGTGCGCCAGCTCGCGGCCGGCCGAGTCGCTGACGGCCGCGATGTCTGCCGACTTCTGCACCAGCTCGCGCAGGGTCTTTTCTGTGTCGGTGGACTTGAGCACCAGCGCGGCGCGCTCCGGCGGCGGCAGCAGGGCGATGTCGGTGCCCGGTTGCGTGGCTTGTTCTTTGGTCTGGTCAGTCATGGTCTTCCTCGTGCTGGTGATGGTCAGATTTTCAGGGGCATGATGATCGCCGTGAATTCGTCCTCGGCGATCAGGAAGGAGGCGACACCATCCGGCCACTGGAGCTTGACGGTCTCGCCGGAGAGCTGCTTGAGCGTGTTGGTCAGGTACGCAGCGTTCAGGCCGGAATCGATCGGCTTGCCCTTCGGATCGATGGCGGGCACGGACATCTGAAACTCGTCGTTACCCGCGTTGCTGATGGTCACGTCGCCGCCGCGCCCGTCGATGCGCACCGAGGGCGTGAACTTCTTGTTGGCCGTCGCCGAGATGCCGGCCGCGACCGATGCGGCGGTCAGCAACTGCGCGCGGTCGAGCGTGACGGCGTTAGTGCCGCCATTGTGCACGACGCGTCGCCAGTCGACGTAGCGGCCGACGATCAGCTTGGTGACGATCTCGACGCCATCGGCGCGGGCTGCGATGAAGTTCTCATAGACGGTGTACGTGGCGGGGCCGAGCTTCGACAGCATGCCGGCGTGCGCCTCCGGCACGATGGCGCAGAACTCGGGGATGTCTGCGCTCGTGCGCACCACGGCCAGCGCGTGCCCGTTCGTCGCCACCGCGCACAGCTCGTCGCCATCGGACTCGATGAAAACGCCGTTGAGGTAGGTGCGGACGTCATTGTCCGGCGCGATGTAGGAAACGCGATCGATGGCGCCTGCCAGCCAATCGGAGGTGAATTCGATAACGGCGTCGCCGTCGACAGCCATCAGCGGCATGTCGGCGCCCGGCTGGGCCGGCGGGTTCAGGTTGGAGCTGCCGGTCTTTATGTTGGCCTTGCCGTTCGCTGCCTTGATGGTGATGGTCGGGCCGGCGACCTTCATGGCCGCCTGGAGCCGATCGAGCGGGATGCACAGGTCGATGGCGAGCTTCTTGCCTTGCGGCTCGATCTCGGCAGTGATCTGTGCCTCCAGGTTGGTGGCGATCAGGCGCGCGCCGTGCTCGTCCGCCTGCACGCGAACCATGCCCAGCACCGGGATGGTGCTGCGCTGGATCACGCGCGAGACGGTGGACAGCGCGCGCTCAAAGTCTTTGGTGTCGAAAGAGATCATGATGTCGGTGGAATTTATGCCGCTTGGTTTTTGATGAGGCCGAGATGGGGCCAAGCCTCGCCGCGTTTGATGCGCCTTACGTGAAACTGGCTGATGCCGTATTCGATTGCGATTTCAGCAGATGGCCTCGGGTCGAAGAAGATCGCCACCACATGTCGCTGATCTAGCCGAGCATTGCCGTTGCCGATGCCTCTCTGGTCTTTCGTCTTTCCTCGGCCTTTGCGCGACATGTCGTCCATGTTGTCTGCGGCAGTGCCAAGGAAAAGGTGGTCAGGGTTCACGCAACCTGGGTTGTCGCATCTGTGCAGCACGAGAATCGCATCCGGCACCGGGCCAACGTTGATGATGTAGGAGACTCGGTGCGCAGCCTGTGGCCTGCCCTGAAACTGGAATTGGCCGTATCCAAATCTGCGTGTCGAGGCAGTCCAAATCCAGCATCCTGGTGTAATGCGAACCTTCGCGTAGAAGCGCTTTGCGACGTCTTCGTCATGCATCGCTCCTCCCTGTTTGAGTCGAGTTATTGCGAAGGCAATCCTCCTCGTATTGCCTGATGTCTTCTTCGCGGTAACGGATGGTGTTCTTGCCGATCACGATCCAGGCGGGGCCGGTCTTCTGCCGGCGCCACTTCTGAAGCGTGCGCTCCGTCACGCCGAAGCGCTGGGCGAGATCAGTTTCGGTCAGGTGGTGGCCCATGCCCGTCACTCCGCTGCCTGCGCCTGGGCCTGGGCGTCGGTGGCCGGCTGGCGCACGGCTTCCTGCTTGGCCTTGTTGACGATGCCGCCGAAGCGGGAAGGGCGGCGCGCTTCCTGTTCGGCGCGGCCGTCCGTCAGGGCCGCCGGCGCCGCGCCCGCCACTGCCGCCGTGGCGCCCAGGTCGAGCACTTCGCCGCGCTGGTTGAAGCCGTCGTAGTCCTCGTTGTCGTGGCCGATCGCGCTCTCCAGGCGCTTCGAGCTGTTGGGCAGCAACTTGGCGGCGCGCTTGATGACGGACTTGATCGCCATCTGGTCGTACCACTTCGTCCACGGGCTGTTGGCGCCGTCGCCGGACTTGGACGCGCCGCGCACCTTCTCGATGTCACGGCGCGGCATGACCTCGCGGTGCACTTCGCCGTTGGTGAAGCGCACGACGATGTAGGCCGCGACGATCTTTCCGGGGTCGTCCTCGCCCAGGTACGGCTCGTGCTCCAGGCGCGGATCGTCGCCGCGCACGAACCGGAACTGGTCGCGCTCGTACACGGCGGCGGCGTCGACGTGGCCGATCTCGCCGGAGTTGCGGATCAGCTTCAGCAGGCCGCGCACCATGGGCAGGTACTGCACGGTCGGCACCCACTTCTCGACCTGCCGATTGCCTTCCCACACCTTTGTCTTGGTGTTGTAGACGTTCAGCACGGCCTCGCGGCCGTCCGGCAGGAGGCCGTCTTGGGCGGCCTTCATGCAGGCGATGAACAGGGATTGACGGTCAGCGTCGAGCAGATCGGGGTTCACCTGCACGGCGGTCAGTGCCGTGCGGATGAAGCGCTCTGCCGGGATGTCCTCGGGCAGGGCCTTGCCGATCTCCTGCTTCTGCCGCTCCAGGGTGTTGCGGATGTCGGACAGCTCGCGCTTGCGCCATTCGGCCTCGGTCATCGGCTGCTGCTGTTGGGTCTGATTGGTCATGATGCTCACTCAATCGGTATGGTGCGGAATGGTGCGGCTCACGCGGCCTTGTCGGGCGTGATACGGACGTTTCGAAACGGCGCCACCGTGGCCTCGATCGTCGTGGCCGGGATGTCGCTCACGCTGATGGTGTAGCGCTTGCTGGCCGCGCGATCGTAGACGCGATAGCTCTCCTTGTTGGTTCCGGCCGAGATGTTGAAGCCATCGGCGCGGATGCTCTTGGCATGCTCGATGATCGTGATGATCTCGGCCTGCGCCGCTTTCTTGCGGCCCTCGGCAGCCTTCTCCTCGGCGCCGGCCGCCTTGTACGCTGCGCACAACTCGGCAAGGCGCGGCTCGTCGGACAGGTCGACGCTGCTGCCGTCGTTGTCGCGGTAGAGCTGCTTGATCGTGTCGCCGTCGCGGGTGTAGTCCGGCTGCGGCGCGGCGCCGGCGTCGACGCGCATCCAGAACTGCGCCACCTTCTCGCGGATCAGCGCGCCGACTTCCGTGTCGCGCTCGCGCAACGACACCTTCGGCGTGTTGCCACCGACCAGCGGGGCGATCATCGACCAGCCCAGGCCCGCGACTTCGAGCTGCGATTGCGCCTGAAATTCTATGTGCGCCGGCGCTTCGATGTCATCGCCATCGTCGATCCAGGCGCGGCGGAATTGCAGGCCGTCGACGTTCTTGATCTCCATGATGCCGTCGCCGTGGCGATCGAACATGCGGCGGGCTTCGTTGGACGGGTGGCCGGCAACCGTGCCGATGATCCTGAAGTCGAACGACGCGCCCATGCGCAGCGCCGGGATGCGCATGTACGTCTTGAACGGCTCGACGATCAGGCCGTAGTCCTCGGCGATGCCGGCGGCGATGGCACTTTCCAGGCGCTTGCCCCAGGTCATGCGCTCGTTTTCCTTGAACTCGGCCACGATGCGCTTGGTCTTGCGCATGAACAGCTCGTATTCCGTCGAGTACGGGGAGCAGCCGAACAGCGCGGCGACTTCCGTGCTGGTCAAATCCTGCGCTCGCATCGCAAGCCATTCCGCTTCGCTTGCCGGGGTAAGTGTCACTCGCTCAATGCTCACAATATTATCTCCATGCGCCACCCTATGCGGCGTGCATGCAGAATAGCACCAGTGGTACGAAAATCAAACCGCTTTTTCGTCTATGTTCGTAAAAAGCGCCACGCAGTTGCGCGGCGACGACGCCGGTATCGGCCATCATGGGCTGAATGAGGCTAGAATTCCCCATCATGACCAACCAATCCATCTCGAATCATGGGGCTTACGCAACAGCGGCTGAAGGAGCTTCTCAACTACGACCCTGAGACGGGCGAGTTCACGTGGCGTTTTAACCGCAAGGGTGTGCTTGCGGGGTGTCGTGCCGGCACAATTTCGTATGGGTACGTCTCGATAAGGATCGACGGGGTCAGGCTTATGGCTCACCGTCTCGCGTGGCTATACATGACTGGGAAGTGGCCTGCGGATGTGATTGATCACATCAATCTCGACAAGGCGGACAACAGGTTCTTCAACCTGCGTGAAGCGACCATTCAGCAAAATCTTGTGAACCAAAGAGGCCGCTCGGTATCCGGGCTAAAGGGAGTCGTCAAAGTAAAAGGGAGATGGCGCGCCGTGATTCATCGGGATGGGAAGACGCGGCATATAGGATATTTTGATACCGCAGAAGGGGCGCATGAAGCCTACGCGGCCGAGGCAAACAAGCTCCACGGAGAGTTTGCCAGGGCGGCCTGATCAGATGTCGTTCGGCTAATTCCTGGTCATGCGAATAGGTGTCGCCCAATCCACTTTGACGCTCTCAGCAGTGCGCGGTCCGGAGAGGTTGTAGGTACTGTCGCGATACCCTCGCTTCATGGTGGCGACAACCAGCTCGCCGCCGTGGATTTGCAGGTAGCACAATCGCCCCACGGCCTCCGCCTCGACCCTGTCGGACGGGACGAAGAACATGACCGCCCCATCGAGCCACGACAGTGGCGTGTCGGCGGTGCGGCACTGGATCGCCTCGGTGCCGTCCGGCGACTCCAGTGGCGCAGATGTGCGCTCGACGTGCTTCCCCGAGATTTTCTCGACGTGGCCGTCGCCGCGCAGCGCGCCGACAACGTTCACGCGCGAGCTGCTGACCGGGCGCGCTGTCACGCCGGCGTTTTCGATGATCTCATGGATAGGCACACCGAAGATGTTGGATAGCTGGGCGGCCTCCTCCAGCTGCATGCGCCGCGACCCGCTGAAGGTGATGCTGAGAGCTGAGTGCGCGAGGCCCATCTTCTCCGCGAGCTGCCGCAGAGAAATTTTCCGCTGTGCCATCAGGCCCTCGAAATAAGAGCGGTTTACTTCTGTCATTTCATTTTACTTCGCTTCATTGCGGTTCGCATACAACACCACATGACGGGAAAAGCAACCACTCTGGTTGCGAAAGTGTTCCGATTTCATTACCATGATCATAGACGATTCTCGAAAAGGATAGCGATATGAATATGTTGACCGAGCTGGACGTGACCGGGCCGTCAGCCCGTGCTCTGCGGAAATCGCTGGGGATGAAGCAGACCGAGTTCTGGAATCGCATCGGCCTGTCGCAGTCCTGTGGTTGCCGCTACGAACGCGAGGGCAGCCCGATTCCCCTCCCGTACCAGCGCCTCATCTTCCTGCACTACGTGGCCGGCCTGCCGGTCGATGCCGGCAGCAAGGAAAGTGCCGCGCGACTGGTCGAGCTGGGCGCGATCTCCAAGGACGCCGAGAAGGTTGCGCGGCTGCGCGCAGCGGCGGCCAAGGCCGACAGCATTTCGGCTGCGCTGAAGGGCGCGGTCGGCGCCGCGAGCGAGATCAGCGCGGCCGTTTGATCACAGGCGGGTTGGGGGAGTGGCTTAACTCTGCGGGCTTGAAACCCGCCGGGCCGGAAACGGCTCCATCCGTTCGAATCGGATACCCGCCGCCAATTTCCACGCCGCCAGAAAGGCGGCTTTCGCACTAATCAGCACCATACCAAAGGCCATGCAAACCTTGATCGACAGAATTGAGCAGCGGGTCGAGCGCATACCGTTCTCGGGCTGCTGGATATGGATGGGCACGACAACACGAGATGGCTACGGAATGATGCGCAGCGGAAAGCGACGCGTCCGCGTGCACCGGGCCTCCTATGAGGAGGAGAACGGCGCCATCCCCGATGACGTGTGCGTCTTGCATAGATGCGACACCCCATCGTGCATCAACCCTTATCACCTGTTTCTTGGAAGCCGAGAAGACAACAACAAGGACAAGACCGCCAAGGGAAGGCAGGCCAAGGGGCGTGGTCATGGGCTTCGCGGCGAGCACCATCCGCTCGCAAAACTAAGTGCAGAGGACGTCGCGCAAATCCGCGAGGCATCGAAGCAGGAGCGTGTCACGCAACGCGCGCTCGCGGCAGCCTTTGGCATTTCGCAGTCGCAGGTCAACAACATCATCAACAACCATCGCTGGAGCTAATCGTGCCGAGTGTGAATAAAGTGATTATCGTCGGGAATCTCGGGGCCGATCCCGAGACCCGCTACATGCCGAGCGGCGACGCCGTGACCAACATCCGCGTGGCGACCACCGACCGCTACAAGGACAAGCAGAGCGGCGAGATGCGCGAGAACACCGAGTGGCACCGCATCGCGTTCTTCGGCCGATTGGCCGAGGTCGCCGGCGAGTACCTGCGCAAAGGCGCCCAGGTCTACGTCGAGGGGCGCCTGAAAACGCGTTCCTGGGAGAAGGACGGCCAGACCCACTACAGCACCGAGATCGTTGCCGAGAACATGCAGATGCTCGGCGGCCGGCGCGACGACGATGGCGGCCAGCGGCAGCAGGGCGGCCAGCAGCGCGGCGGCGGCCAGCGCAACGAGTACGCCGAGCAGACCGGGCGCGGAAACAGCACGCAGCGTCAGGCTCCGCCACGCCGCGACAACGGCTTCGAGGACATGGATGACGATATCCCTTTTAACTGAGTGGTCCCGGACAACCACGTCAAAACACCGAGGACAGCATGAAAACGTGCTTCAAGTGCGGCGTCGCCAAGCCGCTCACTGACTTCTACCGGCATCAGGGCATGGCTGACGGGCATCTCAGCAAGTGCAAGGAGTGCGCGAAGCGAGATGCCCGTCAGCATCGCGAGGCCAATATCGACCGCATCCGCGCCTACGATCGTGAGCGCGGCAAGGAACTGCATCGGCGCGAGCAGAACCGGCGCGTGAGCGCCGAGTGGCGCCTCGCAAATCCGGAGTGGCGCGCGGCCCAGGTCGCTGTCGGCAACGCCGTGCGCGACGGCCGCCTCGTGCCGTGGCCGGTTTGTGCGGTGCCAGACTGCTGCGCGAAGCCGGAAGCACATCACCCAGACTACAGCCGACCGCTCGATGTGGTGTGGCTGTGTCATCCCCATCACAAGCAAGCACATGCGCTGGTCTCCGAGATCGAGCGCGAGAGGGCTGCATGAGCAACCACGCTGATTTTCTCGACGACGCTGCCGAACTGACGCAGCGCGAGACCGATTCATTGGTGTCATCCGCGCGCGAGCGTGCGGCCAAGCCGATCCCGACAGCGACGCACTGCATCTTCTGCGACGAGCCGACCGAAGGCGGCCGGCGGTTCTGCGATGCCGTTTGCAGGGACAGTTTGGAGCGCGAGATGGCCGCGAGGAAGCGCAATGGACGCTGAAACCTCTGCTGTCATGGGTGCCACCGGCACCATCAAGACCTTGGCTGATGGCACGTTCCGCGTGCAGATCGACATCGACCCGCGTTTTGCCCAGGAGGCATTTCGCCTGTTCGGCGCGCCCGGCACGCCTGTCGCGCTGGCGCGCATCACAAGCGAGGCCGCTGTTGCGCACGATCGCATGCAACAGAGCCATGACGCCGCGCCGCCGGCTGCCGCACGCGAGCCGGAAGGCCCGCAGCATCGAGGCGGAGCGCTGGCGAAGCTGGCCGGCATGCTCTGCCAGCAGCCGGAGTTCTGGCGGTTCCTGGGCTCTCAGTTTGAGCAGGACGCGCCGGAGGATGCCGAGCAGGCGGCGGCGTTGCTCCGCGAGGTGTGCGGAATCGAGAGCCGCGCGGAGCTGGATCACAACGAGGAGGCCGCGCGCTTCTTCCACGAGAACATCCGCATTCCGTATCTGCGGTCGCAACAGGGTGTGCGCTGATGCTCAGGCGAAAGGCGCCTATGGCGCGCGGGACATCGCAATTGCGGCGGAGCACGATCAAGAAGCGGGCGCCGAAGAGGCGGCCCGGCCACGACAAGCGCATGCTGGAGGCGTGTCGCGGCATGCACTGCTTTCTCGTGGTGCCCGGCGTGTGCTGCGGCGATACGGCCACGGTCGTGCCGTGCCACGCGAATTGGAGCGAGTACGGGAAGGGCGCCGGCATCAAGGCGGATGACAAGTTCACGGTGCCCGGCTGCTGGCGGTGCCATGCTTGGCTCGACGCAGGGTCCGCGCCGCGCGATGAGAAAAGGCAGGCGTGGGAACGAGCCTACAAGCGGTGGGCCGCGTACCGCGAGCAGGACCTCGGACTATTGTCAGCCGCATGAAATTGTAACGAGACGGGTCATGCCTGGATTTTTTGGCCTACAATGCCTGCACGCCAAGCCAAACAATTCAGACATGCGCCCACCTTCCGAGCCCTTCGGAGGGCGCACATCAGCACTCGCGTGTCTGATTTGGCTTGGCGGCCTGTGCGTCCTCCCAAGGGCTTTTTCTATTCTGGAGCCAATATGCATGAGCACCCGTTCGTGATGAAACCTGAGCTTGCAGGAAGTGTCGCCGAGCGCGCGATTTATGGCGTTGCTACTGACGACGAGGCGATCCGCTTTGCGACGATTGTTTCGCACGATGCGTCTGCCGCATTTCTTCGGGCGGCGCGAGCAAACATCGATGCTATCGGTAGGGCCGAAGCCCGCGCACTTCTTGATGAGGTCGAGCATAAGATCGACAGCGGCAACCGCATAGCGGAGCACGTTTTTGCTCACTATCCAGCCGCGCGCAGGATTCTTTGTGATGCGATCTCTGTCCTTCGTTATGCCCATGCCATGATTGTCCCGGCACTGTTGCTAGGCAATGCAGATGCCAATGGTCAAGGAAATCAGATGGTCAACACTTACATCGTCAGGCATGGAATCAGCGGCCTGATAAAAATCGGCAAGTCTGTAAATGTAGTGCATCGTGTGAGGGCGCTCGAAACAGGAGCCGGCTGCGATCTAACAACCCTTGCCGTTGTGCGACGAGATGTCGAAAGAGAATTGCATGATCAATTTTCTGATCTTCGCGTTTTTGGTGAGTGGTTTCGAGACGACGGTCGCATCGAGGACTACGCGCGTAGCGTAAGGGATGCAGCATGAGCAAGCGCCAAACGAAAAGCATGGAAGCAATGGGAATCGACCTCATCAACCGTGCTCACGAAGAGCGGATGAAGAATGGTGGCGATTATCCGAAGTCGATCTTGGTCGGCTTCCCGCCGGTCGGCGGCCGTTTCCGTATGTCGCCGGGCGCGGAGAGCTGATCATGGGAGCCTTCAAGCAGATCATCCCTTTCAGCTTCGATCAGCATGACGTTCGCGTCATCGAGCGTGATGGCGAGCCATGGTTTGTGGCGCGCGATGTGGCGCTTGTTCTTGGGTATAGCAACCCGGCAGAGGCGATCCGCACGCATTGCAAAGGGGTGAGCGAAATCCGCACCCCCACTTCCGGTGGCGTGCAGTCCGTCAGGATTATCCCCGAGCGCGATGTCTACCGCCTTGTGATGCGCTCCAAGCTGCCGGCGGCCGAGGCATTCGAGGAGTGGGTCGTCGGCACGGTGCTGCCGAGCATCCGCAAGACGGGAAGCTATGCAGTGCAGCACCAATCCGCACCGGCGCCGACGTTCAAGGTGCCCACCACGTTGGCCGGCGCGCTGCGGCTGGCGGCCGAGCAGGCCGAGGCCATCGAGCGACAGCAGCAACTCCTTGAAGAGCAGCGTCCGAAGGTCGAATTCGTTGAGCGCTACGTCGACGCCGGCGGCACGTTCGGCTTCCGCCAGACGGCCAAGCTGCTGGGCGCCAACGAGAACGATTTCCGCGCCTTCCTGATCGACAAGCGCATCATGTACCGGCTCGGCGGCGTGCTCGCACCGTACCAGCAGCACATCGACGCCGGCCGCTTCGACATCAAGACCGGTGTGTCGACCAGCAGCACCCACGTCTACGCCCAGGCCAAGTTCACGCCGAAGGGCGTGCAGTGGGTCGCCGGTCTGTGGATGGCCGCGCAACTGCCCGAACAGGTGAAGGCATGAGGCGCCGCAGTCCGATCAGCACCGGCGCCGTGCGCCGTGCGCCGCGCCGCAGTCCCGAGTTCGACGAGCAATGCGCGCTGTTCGAGTGGGCGCGCATCCCCGCGAACATCGCACGCTATCCAGGTCTCGACCTGATTTCCGCGTCGCTCAACGGCGTCAAGTTGTCGAAGGCACAAGCCGGGAAGGCGAAGGCGGCCGGCATGCTGGCAGGTGAGCACGACCTGCGCATACCCGTGCCGCGCGGCGGGTTCGTCGGGCTTATTGTCGAGATGAAGGCCGGCAAAGGCCGGCCGACGCCGGCACAGCTCTGGTACGGCGAGCGCATGGAGGCCGAGGGGCACTGCGTCAGATACGCGTGGTCATGGCTCGATGCTAGGGCGGTGATCATCGCCTACCTGTGCGGCCTTCTTTGCGCGCCGAGTGGTACGAAAATCAAACCATCGGTATAAAAAAAGAGGCCCGCCGAAGCGGGCCGCACAGAGGGACGTGCAGAGTGATCAAGCGAATTGTAACTTGGAAAATGCGCAGTTGGCAATAAAGCAATACCAGTGGTGCGATTTACGTACCGCGAGCCGCGAATCGTGGCAAAATGCAGTATGCCGCGCAGTTAGCGCGGACCCCTTGGCCGGGGTTTTATCAAGTAGAGCTTCACATGCGCGGTGGCGGGCACTTGACCCGTTCGGCCAACCCGGAAACGGGACCGCGCAGGTGAAGCTCTTTTTTTTGGAGCTACCATGAAGCATGACCCCCTCACCATTGAGCTTGCGGTCGCTCTGATCGCTTTCGCGCGTTCTGCCAACCGAGCATCGATTGAGATGCATGATTGGGCGATCTCTCTCGTTGAGCGCCTGATTGAGGAGAGCGATCAGAAGGATTTGCTCTGGCAGGCCATAGTCGACGGCCCCGCTGTTTTCGAGCGCGCGGAGACGCTTGCTCGCCAAACTATTCTCTCTGCCATGGGTGACGAGTAATGGCGCGCATCAGAACTGTTAAGCCGGCGTTGTTCCGGCATGAAGAGCTGTTCGACCTTGAGCGTGAGGCTGGCCTCCCTCTCCGGCTGGCATTCATCGGGTTGTTCACGTGTTGCGATCGAGATGGAAGATTCAAGTGGTCGCCAAGAACACTCAAGCTCGACGTCCTCCCTCACGACGATATCGATTTCGCACGCGTGCTCGACGCGTTGGCGTCGCGTGGTTTCGTGCGGAAGTATCGCGTGGATGGGGAGGATTTCGGTGTCATACCGACGTTCGCAAGGCATCAGGTCATCAACAACAAGGAAAGCCAGTCTGAGCTTCCAGAGCCAGAAGAAAGTTCTTACATAACAATAACTTGCACGCGTGAGGCACGCGTGAACATCGCGAACGCTTCTTCGCTTTTTCTTTCCCAAGGGGAAGGGAATATGGAAGGGGAAGGGAATATGGAAGGGGAAGGGAATGGTTGCGCCGGGGTCGCGCCTTCGGCGGACCGACCGCAGCGCACCGAAAAGCCAGTCGAGTTGCTTCCTGCAAAACCTACGAAGGCGAGCACGACGAAACCGCCCGCGCCAACATCGGCGATCTGGGACGCCTACGCGGCAGCGTATCGCCAGCGCTATGGCGCGGAGCCTGTTCGCAACGCCAAGGTCAACGGCCAGCTTGCGCAACTGCTGACTCGCCTGGGCGCGGACGAGGCGCCACAGGTGGCGGCGTTCTACGTCTGGAACAACAACCGGTACTACGCGCAGAAGATGCACGCCGTGGACTGCTTGCTGGCGGACGCCGAGAAGCTGCGAACGGAATGGTTCACGGGCCGGCGCATGACGGCGAAGGCCGCCAGCGAGGCCGACCGCTTGCAGGAGGACGGCGAGATGTGGGGCCGAATTGCGGAGATTCATGCCACCCGTGATGCAGAGGCGTTGAGAGGAGGCGATCATGGCAGGGATTGATCTCATCAAGGCGGTTGCCGCCACGGCCGAGCTGTGCGGCGCGCGGCTTACCGAGGCGGCGGCGATGATGCTGGTCGACGACCTGTCGGCGTACCCCGAGGCGGCCGTGCTGCGCGCGCTGTCGAAGGTGCGCAAGTCGAGGGCGCGCTTCTCGCTCGGCGCGATCCTGGAGCACATCGATGCGATGGACGGGCGACCTGGGCCGGACGAGGCGTGGGCAATGCTGCCGAAGTCCGAGCGCGACACCGTGGTGTGGACCGAGGAGATGTCGCAGGCGTGGGGCGTCGCGGCGCCACTCGTTGAGGCCGGCGACAAGTTCGGCGCGCGGCGCGCGTTCGTCGAGGCGTATGAGCGGCTTATCGAGGAGGCGCGCGATGCCGGCCGGCCGCCGCAGTGGGTCGCGTCGCTCGGAGACGACAAGCACGGCCGCGAGCCGGTGATCGCCGCTGCGGTTCAGCGTGGCCTGCTGTCGGCCGGGCAGGCGCAGATGCTGTTGCCGGGCGCCGACATCGCCTCCAGCCCCGTTGCTGCGCTGCTGAATGGTGGCAACGCCGCGCCGCTAATTGCCGCGCAGCCGGCGGCAAACAGGGATGCCGCACGCGAGCACCTGAAGCGCTTGGCGAGCGCGCTCAAGAAGGCGTGAAATATTCCTTGCGCATTTTCCGAAATGGTACGAAAATCGTAACGCGTCACGATTTTATGACCGATGCATTTTTTCAGGGACTGATGATGGACCACACGAACAACGGCGGCCCGGCGTTCCCGATTCCCGGCCTGCAGAACGACTCGGATTTCAATGGCATGACCCTGCGCGACTACTTCATCGCGCACGCGCCGGCCGAGCCGCAAGCATGGTTCGAGCCGAAGATGCCAACGCCGCGCCCGCAGCTTCCGACCAGCTCCAGCCTGTCGGAAGCTGACCAGAGCGATTGGCACGACGAGCGCCTTGACCACGACCCAGAGGGATGCAGTGCCGAGCTGCATGCGTTCGCCGAGGCACGCCGAAACTACGACAGAACCGTCAGAGCCTGGGACCGCGAGTACAGCAAGCAGTGGTGCATCCAGTGGCCGGCCGCCTGGGCCGACGAGCAACTGCGCGCACGGGAGGCGGCATGACATTCAACCGCGATGTGAACTGCTACCGCGCGACGCCGCGCTCGCTGCAAACCAGCAAGCCTGGGCCAGAGAAAGGACCGCGCCTCACGGCAGCACAAAAGATCGAGCACTACAGCGAGAGAATACCTATCGCCGGATGCTGGATTTGGATCGGAAAGGCTGATGCTGCTGGGTACGGGAAGGTCTGGGATAGCGGCAAAGAGTCTCGTGCACACCGAGTTTCCTACCGAGAATTCAAGGGGGAGGTGCCGGATGGCCTATGCGTTTGCCACCACTGCGACACTCCGGCTTGCGTTAATCCGCATCACCTATTCCTTGGGACTAATGCTGAAAACACAGCCGACATGATCGCAAAGGGTAGGAAGGCGCCGGCCAAGGTGAGGCACGGCGAAGATTGCCACCTATCGAAGCTGACCGCTGATGACGTTCGATTCATTCGTTCGTCTGGGCTTCGGGCGAAGGAGTTGGCTCTGCGGTTCGATGTTACGCCAACGCAAATCTACGAAATATTGGCCCGGCGCGCATGGAAGTCGGTTTCTTAAGGAGGAGGCATGTTTTCTAAGGACATCAATTGCTATCGCAAGACTGCGCGCACGATGAATGAGGCGTTTGGCCCGTACTCTGGTCTTGGTGCCATTCCGACGCGCCGCGCCAGCCTCGGCACCTGGGCCTGCTACGCGGTCGCGGTGCTCTCGATCGTGACCGCCGCCGTGCTCCTGGGTGGGTGCGGGCAGGAGCCGCGCCAGCTCGACACGACCGACGACGCGCGGGCAGGTCTCCGCAGCGATCTTGTGCCCTACACCGACTACGGCACGGGCTGCCAGTATCTGCGCGCCTCCGGCTTCAGCGGCCTGACGCCGCGCCTGGACAGCGACGGCCGGCCGATGTGCGGCAATGCCAGCAAGACCAAAGCAGTCACCCTCGTTTCCGCGCGCTGATCGCGCACCTTCACCAGGAGATTCACCATGGCAATCCAACGCAATCGCGGCGTCGTGTACGCCGGCAAGGTGGGCGCGAAGATGCGCCCGCGCTTCAGCAGCGCGCCGAGCAAGCGCGTGCGCAAGTTCGCCTTCAAGTGCGAGGGCGGCCCGATGCACGGCCACACGCTCTACGTGAACGGCCAGCGCGGGCGCTACGTCGGCTGCGGCATCGTCAAGGCTCTGGCATGGGAGGCCGCAGCATGATGGCCGCACAGAACCAGGCCCTCACAGTGGAGGAGGCCCGCGCCGTGGCAGCGGCAAGCAAGGCTCACACGATCGTCATCAAGGTCGACCACGTGCGAGCCGCGAGCACGTACCGGGCGGCACGGATCAAGATCGAGCAGATGCTGACCGACCTGAGCCGCGCGGCAGAGTTTTTCGACAAGCCAGCGCTGGCCGCCTACGGCGAGGCCATGGCCGAGTGGAAGCGCTGGGTCGATGCCGGCGACGATGCAGCGGCCGAGCCGAAAAAGCCCAAGCTCAAGTGGAACGACGTGCAGCACAAGCTCGCCTACGTGAAGCGCATGGAGGCGCTGGCGTCGTTCGCGTGCGCGCCGTTCGACATGGCCGAGGGGCAGGTCTTCCAGCTCAACCGCATGGAGAACGGCACCTACTTCGACAAGCTGGAGGCGCTGTTGCAGGAGTGGTACGAGGCGCGCGGCGCAGAAGCAACAAAGTAGCGGAAATCCTTGTGGCGCAATGGTTTCGCGCCTACAATGAAATCTCTTTCGAGCCGCGCCCACACAGGCTCTGATACCGTGGGTAACGTGCGAGCAGCCGGCCAACTAGGCGCTGACAGCCCGGAATAGAACGGGCACCAGACACCTTAAAGAATCCGCCGACTCGTCGGCTATGCAGATCAGCGAACGGGGCCTCTGCTGACGGATCGAATCGTGACAGCCCGGAGAGACGGGCACCACTCAACAAATCCACCATTGCAATGCGAGCGATCGTAGACGGCGTAGAGATTCAAATCGACGAATCCGATTTGCATTTTATGTCGCTGTATTCGTGGCGGGTTCAGCAGCAGGGCAGCAAGCGGTATGTGCGGGCGTCGACCACGCGGAAGGGTAAGCGCGTCACGATTTACCTGCATCGCCTGATCACGGACGCCGGCAAGGGTGTCATCGTCGATCACATGGACGGCGACACCATGAACAACCAGCGCAGCAACTTCCGGCTAGGCGATCACACGATCAACGCCAGAAACGCCCGCAAGATCATGGCGCGCACGACCAGCTCGCGTTTCCGTGGGGTGATGCTGCGCAAGGGTAAGTGGGCGGCGCGCATCCGCGATGGGGTGAAGAAGAGCGCAATCGAGCTGGGCCAGTTCAGCCGAGAGGAAGAAGCGGCTTATGCCTATGACATGGCAAGCTTGCGCATCCACGGAGAGCACGGCCGCCGGAACTTCCTCCCGCTGGTGTTCTAGCGGCCCATCAACCCTATTCGGACTGCGCCGTCTGCTGGGCTGTGAAGGTTTCCGCGAGCACCCGGTACATCTCCCAAGGGCTGGGCGCGAGGACGGCGATGGCGACGATCGCGGCATAGACCACGCGCCGGCTCCTCGGGTTTTCAAGCACGCAGGAGAGCGGACGAGGCATCAGGGGCGCGGGCCGGTGGTTGCGCCAGCATCTCCAGGCCATGATGTGCGAGGCATCGCCATCATCGTAGACGCATCCCATCATGATCGCGTCTGCTGGCACGATCACCCCAATCGACTCCAGGCCGACTGACACGAGGTCGCGCTTGCGCGGACAGTCCATGTTGAGCATCCGGGCGTGCGCTGGGAACGTGGCCGGGCGCGGAACGATCTCCATGGACTCTATGCGATCCACCCCGTTCTCCAGCCGCCGCACCACGAGGTGCATCATGAAGTCGGTCAGCGCCGTGTGGCCGCGTGAGAATGATGATGACGAAATGCCCTCGTCCATTTTTCTTTCTTGCCCCTGCCTGTTTGCCATGATTCGCCGGCGTGATACGATTTTCGTACCACGACACGGGTAGTCGCACCACTGAGTTGCTTGTTGTTCCCATTAGCGAACGACCGAGTTCTGCGCAACGGAATGCAGGTCGTTCGCACGCAGACGAAAGTGGCAGGAGTTGAAGAAACCCTTGTGCAGAGCAGGGATTCCGAAATGCATAGCTGCCGAGAAGCACGGGAATAGCTGTGGAAAATCGGCACGTTGGCAACAGGCACTGAGATTCGACATTGACCAGGAGAGACGCAATGCCGCAGGGGGCATCAACGAAGAAGCCACGGAAGCCGGCCAAGGCGCCCAAGACGCTTCCCGTCAAGCGCCGAGTCGGGCGCCCGTCCTCCTACACCAGCGATCTGGCAACGGAGATTTGCCTGCGCATCGCCTGCGGGGAAAGCGTCCGCTCCATCTGCAAGGATGAGAAGATGCCGAGCCAGGACACGATCTATCGCTGGGTGTTTCAGAATGCGGAATTCTCGGAGCAATACGCGCGGGCGCGGGCCATGCAGATGGAATCCTGGGCCGATGAGGTTCTCGGCATCGCCGACGACGGCTCGAACGACACCTACGAGGATGAAGAGGGCAACCCGCGCACGGACCACGACGTGATCGCGCGCTCGCGCCTGCGGGTCGACACGCGCAAGTGGCTCATGTCCAAGCTGGCCCCGAAGAAGTACGGCGACAAGGTAGACGTGAACCATGGCGGGCAGGCTGACAACCCGCTGACCATGTTGCTGAAGCAGGTGAGCGGTACGGCGTTCGTGCCGCAAGGTGAAGGCACGCCCGAGGAAGGCTGAGCCTGATGACGATCGCATGAACCCCGCTCCGGCGGGGTTTCGTTCGTCATAGGCAAAAGCAATCGGGGTGGATAGCGAAAATCAATCACGTGATTCGTTGCATGACCTACAATTCAGTCATCGAACGAATTGTCGTTCGATGATCGCGGCGCGGCAGCGCCGGTACTGATAGGGGATGACGATGAAAAACGAACAGAAGCGCAACGAGAAAAAACTGATCCTCGCATGCCAAGCAGTATTGCAAACGGTCGGTGGAACCAATGCCGCAGCAACAGCCCAGGCCCACGCAAAGGCGCTGGAAGATCTGCGCGAAGCCCTTGCGCAGTTCAAGCGCGCCGCCTAACCCACCACTGACACTGAGACCTGCCATGAAAATGCACCCGAAACCGATGGCCCGCCACACGTGGCCGGTGATCACATGCAATGCGCTGGTGGTCACTGAGCATGCGCACCCGGAGTTGAAGGTTCAGCTTGTCTTGCAGATCGACGGCAAGACGCAGCGCGTGTGCATGACCCCAGGCGAGGCGCGCATCATCGCGAGTGCGCTGCGTGGCGCTGCGGAGGACGCCGCCTAAACCCGTCGCTGACACCAAGGAGCAGGACATGTGCATGACCACCGAACAGGCAATCGCGCGGCAGGCCGAGCAGGCCAACGCCGCCAACGCCGCCGCCGCGCTCGCGCAGGCACTGGCGCAGCATCCGCAGATCGTCGACGGCCTGGAGCTGCTGGGCGAGGGCCACCTGGGCGACGTGCGAGTCGAGTTCTACGGCAAGGTGCACCGCTTCGGGCGGGGCTTCGGGAGCGGCGTGTCCGTCGACCTGGAGGAGATCGCGCTGGCCGGCACCACCGTCAGCATGAGCACGCTGGTCGGTGTGGCGCGCTGGAAGAAGATCGAGGATGAGCTGCAACACCGCATCGAGTCCGCGCAGTAACCACGGCCTGCCGCGCGCGGGCTTTCTCAACCGCAGCACATTCAGGAGTGATCATGGGCATCATCAAGCTCGCGATCGGCAGCATGTTCGGCTTCACCGAACAGCCCAGCCAGATCGGCACGACCAAGCGCAACGGCGGCAGCGTGGCCCGCGACAAGCGCGCCGCCCGCAAGGCCCGCAACGCGAAGCGCCACAAGCGCGCCAGCAAGTGAGCCGCGCGAGCGACCTGCTGCGCGCTGCCAAGCGCGGGGAGATGCAGAACGACAGCGTTTCCCTCGCGCTGGATGTCGGCGCAATCGTCTCCTTCGGCATCGCCGTGGGCACCCTCATCTACATCTACTTCTCGCTATGAAACCGTTCGACTTCAACCAGTTCCAGGCAGGCGCCACAGCGCTCACGCCCGCCGGCCGCAAGGTCACGTTCGTCGCATTCATCGCCACCCCGAGCCTCAGGTATCCGGTTGTCGCGCACGTCGAGGGCGATGATGGGCTCACGTCGGTTAGCATCGCGGGCGAGTTGCAGAACACCATCCCGCTCACCATGGCGCCGGTCAAGCGCACGGTGTTCGTGAACCTGTACCGCGAAGACTCCGGCCGCATCGTCGCATCCCACGAGACGCACAGCAGCGAGGATGAGGCCACATACGATCAGAACGACAGCGTTTCACTCGCGCTCGACGTTGGCGCAATCATCGCCGCCGGAGTTTTCATCGGCACCGGCATCTACCTCTACTTCACGCTATGAAACCATTCGACTTCAACCAATTCGCCGCCGGCGCGCCGGCGCTCATGCCGGACGGCCGCAAGGTCAAGTTCGTCTCTCTCGCCAATCTCGACATCGGCTACCCGGTCGCCGTGCACGTCGAGGGAGCAATGACACTCTCGTCCATCAGCGTGACCGGCAAGATGCCGGGCAAGGGCGTCGACATCCCGCTCACCATGGCGCCGGTCAAGCGCACGGTGTTCGTGAACCTGTACCGCGAAGACTCCGGCCGCATCGTCGCATCCCACGAGACGCACAGCAGCGAGGATGAGGCCACATACGATCGCCTGTCCTCCGACTACATCGGCGCATTCCCCATCGAGATCGAGGAATGACAGGATTCGGCATGCGCCTGTGGCGCCGCCGGCATGGACTGACCCAGGCACGTGCAGCGGAGTGCCTGGGCCTCCAGACCGTGACGGTCAGCCAGTACGAGCGCGGCGTGCGCCGCGTTCCCCACGTCGTCGCACTGCTGTGCGGCGCCTACAACGTCTTTGCGGGCATGGGCATCTCGACCGAGACGACCCTGACCGCGCTGGAGAATGCAAGTGCTGAAAACCATTCTTGAGCAGTACCGCAACGGCGAGCGGGGTTTGCCGACGTATGACGAGCTGGCGGCCATTGCCGGCGGCGATCACGATGGGCATGCGCGGATCAACGGTGGCGCCTGCCGCGCGCAGGCTGAGGCGCAGCCGGTGGCCGAACTCAAGGGCAGCGTGCAGAACAGAACAGCGCGTTATTTCGTGTACGACGGCGAAAACGGCTATCAAGAGTACGCCACCGATGTTGAGCGCGCGGATGCCCATGAGGCTACTCTTCGCAGCTACTGTGACTATGACAGCGGATGGTTCGAGGGTGTTACGGACATTGTTTCCGGCGTCGTCACCCACGTAACCAGGAAATCGCGCTCCGTTCCCAATCCAGATCACTGCGAGGGCTGTGAGTGCGAAGCGTGCGAGGAATACCGGGATGCCGGCGGCAGCAACGAATTCTGCGAAATCTGTGATTACAAAGTCGAGCCGCTCTATGCCCATCCCTCCGCAGAGGCCAGGTCGGTGTGGCTGGGCCGAAAGGAGCGCCTCGATACGGCCGAAATGCTGGAGATGCGGATCACAGAGGCGATGGCCCGTCTGGACGAGGCGAAGGCAGAAGTTAAAGAACTGCGCCACGCCCTGTCCGTCGCACGCGACCAAATGCGCGTCATGGCGAACTGGGTCAAGTTCAGCGACCCCGCCGCGTACAGCTGGTCCTGCAACGCCATCACCATCGTGAATGCCGTGCTCGAACGAGGAGAGTCGAAATGATCGCGCACACTGGCCAGGAAACACTCGTCGGCCCGTTCCCCTTCTATGTACCGCCTGCGTGGTCTGGTGCGTATCGCGTTGAGATGAGATCGGGCGTCTTCGTTTACCAGTATTGGAGCGGATCGAAGTGGGGCGCGCCCAGGCTCACAGCGTACGACGCGTACGCGTGGCGCGACGTTGCTTCCGATCTTCAGTGGACCCGGTGGTGGGGTCTGGGGGAAAAGCAATGACCGACGACCAAGTTCGCATGATCGCCGAGCGCATGGACCTGGAGGACAGGGTGTGCCGGTTGCGCGCGACCCTGCGTGCTGCCGAGCAGATCGGACCACTGGGTATCGAGTACGCCGAACGAGTTCGCATGCGCAACCAGATCGGTGCTATGGTGGCGTACCACGAAATCCTTAGTGAGCGCATTAAGGCTTTCCAAGGAGAACCGCAATGACGCGCGAAGAGGCGGTATCAATCCGATACGCGACGTTCGACGCGTTCGCGATCTGGTTCCGGTTGTGGTGGGGTCGCGAGCCTACCGCACGCGAGGTGTGGCTTTATCTCGCCACGCGGACCAGCGAGGCTCCCGCGCCCACCACCCAGCAGCGGGCCGAGCCGGCGGCGGATGAGTGGGCGGAATTTGAAACTGCTTTGAAGCAATACGCTGAAGCATGCCATCGGAGCGAAAGCTGTTCTGCTATGGACGCCGCTCGTGCGCGGGTGTGCGCAATCTTCTCTCGCGCCGCCCAGTCCGGCCAGCGGGCGGGCGTGGTGGAGGACGATGTGCTCAACGGATGGGTGTTCGAACATCGCCTTGATGATGGAGAGAGCCATGAGTGAGCCGAATATTGAAGACATGCCGCCAAACCAGAGGCGCGCACTCAGCAAAGCCTTAGCCGCGCTGGAAACGATGGCCGCGACCTGGGGCGCGGAGATTGGTTTGCGCAGGGTAGCCACCATGCTTGCAGCGAAACCCGAAGCGGAGCGTGCGCAGGCCATTGCGGCCTTCATTGAGCAGGCATTCATTGAAGGTGCATACCGCCACTATCTTGACCGTGATGTTGCCCGGGCCAAGCCCGAGCATGGGGAGGGCAGCCAGCCATGAGCGACATCTACACCCTGACCGCCAGCGTCACCAGCCGGGCCGTGATCCGCAACACCGGCCTGGGCAGCATCGAGGTGCGCGTTCACCCTGAGTACATCGAGCGCATCCGTGAGCTGGTGGCCGAGCACATGCCGGCGGAATCGCGCGTCGACGTGAAGCCGCTATCGCACGAGGCCATCTACACCAACCGCATCACACTGATCGACAATGGGGGCCACTGATGCCGCTCTTCTTCTATCCCATGTTGTTCTGGTGCATCGTCTGCGCCGAGGTAGCCGGCAAGCGCCGCAAGCGCGACCGCTCGGAGGATCGGGAGTGATGGCGCAACTCACGCAGGCAATGTGCAACGCGCTCCGTCGCGCACCGCGTGATTGGGCGCGCTTCCCGCCGTACATCGAGGCGTCGCCGCGCGTGATCAAGGCGCTCGCCGCGCGCGGCCTCGTCGAGATCAAGCGCGTGACATGGCTCGGCGAGCATACGGATATGTGGCGCCGCATGCGAAAAGCATAAAGCTTTCATGGCGTTGCACCGATCCGCACCATACAATACATGGTGTTGACGATTGCTTTGGAGGCGCGATGGAGGGCGGCACTAGAATATTCACATTCCCGAAGACCGAGGAGGAGATTGTCGCCTGCCTGCGCGATCCGCAGTGGCGGATACGGCACTTGTACAAGATCAAGAACAAGCAGAAGCAGGTCGTGCCGTTCAAGCCGAACGACGCGCAGGAGGAGCTTCTGCGGCGCATGTGGTTTAGAAATGTGATTCCAAAAGCTCGCCAAAGAGGGTTTTGTCTGCATCCGTCTACACGCGTACTTACTGCTTCCCTTGAGTGGGTGCCGATCGGAGACATAAAGCCGGGTGCGCGGCTAGTCGCCGTCGATGAGGACGTCCCAGGCGGCAAAGGCCCGTCGCGGAAGATGAGGACAGCAACGGTAGAGGCCACCGCAATCACGCGTGGTAACGCCTACCGAATGCTGTTCGATGACGGGCGTGAAGTTGTGTGCACCGGGAATCACCGCTGGCTCACGCGGCCATCCGATGCTGTAGTTGGCACCAAGTGGCGCTCCATCGAGTCCGATAACAAGTGCAAGATCAGGCCGGGGACTCTTGTCCGTTGGGTCACAAAGCCATGGGGTGAATCCTCATACGAGGATGGGTGGATCGGTGGAATGCTCGACGGCGAGGGCTACATGTCCAAGCGCAATGTCGCGGCATCAATCAACGTCAGTCAAGTTGTCGGGCCAGCGCTGGCGCGCTTCGAGATGTACCTCGACACGCGCGGCTACAACTACTGCACGGAGGACGACGCTGCGACTCGAGAAAGCAAACAAGGAAGCCAGCCGGTCCCGAAGTTGGTGGTCGGGCGCATGGATGAGATGTTCCGCATCATCGGGCAGACGAGGCCGATCAGATTCATCGGGAACGAATTTTGGGACGGGCGAGACCTTCCTGGGAAGCGAAGCGGTATTGGTTGGGCGAAAGTCGCATCGATCGATCCGCTTGGCGAGATGGATATGGTGGACTTGCAGACGTCGGCCAAGACCTTCATCGCGGAGGGGTTCGTCTCTCACAACTCAACTCTCATTCAGCTCATGGGCCTGGACACCGCACTGTTCAAGCCAGGGTCAGACGTCGGCATCATCGCCCAGGACTTGCCGACCGCGCAGGAGATTTTCGAGAGCAAGATCAAGCTCGCATACGACAACCTGCCGGACACCATCAAGCAGATGGTGCCAATAACGCGCAGCACGACGACGGAGATGAAGTTTGCCAACGGCTCGGGCGTGCGGGTCGGCACATCGATGCGCGGCGGTACGCCGAACTTTGTCCACGTCTCGGAGTTCGGAAAGATCAGCGCCAAGTACCCGGACAAGGCGCGCGAGGTGCTGACAGGAACGCTGCCTGCCGTGCCGATCGACGGCATCGTATTCGTCGAGTCGACGGCAGAGGGCCGCGACGGCGCGTTCTACGACATGTCGCACGATGCCAAGGCCGCGCAGGACGAGGGGCGCAAGCTGACGCCGCTGGACTTCCGCCTGCACTTCGCAAGCTGGTGGGACGCCGACGAGTACGAGCTGGACCCGGCGGGCGTCATCATCACCGAGAAGGATCACGAGTATTTCGACAGGATCGAGTCTCTGATCGGGCAGGCGCTGCCGCCGCGCAAGCGCGCTTGGTACGTGACGACGCGGCGCCAGCTATTCGCCGGCGATCATCAGATGATGTTTCAGGAGTTTCCGTCAACGTTCGATGAGGCGTTCAGCATCAGCATGGAAGGCACCTACTACGCCCAGCAGCTCGCGCATGCGCGCAAGGACGGACGCATCATGCGCCTGCCGGTGATGCCGGGCGTGCCGTGCTACACCGTGTGGGACATCGGCAACAGCGACGGCACGGCCATATGGGTCGTGCAGAAGATCGGGAATGAGTGGCGCTGCATCCGCTTCTACGAGGAGTGGGGCGAGCCGTACAGTCACGCCGTGAAGTGGCTCCAGTCGCTCGGGATGGTGTGGGACACCATGTACCTGCCGCACGATGCCGATCACGTACGCCAAGGACAGAGCGTCAACAAGAGCCCGAAGCAGATGCTTGAGGAGCTGATGCCCGGCGTCCGGTTCGAGATCGTGCCGCGCATCGAGGATGTGAACTGGGGCATCCAGCAGACCCGCGACATGTTCCCACTGCTGTGGTTCGACGAAGAGCACACGAAGCCGGGTATCATCCACATCGAGAACTACCGCAAGAAGTGGAACGACCGTCAGGCGTGCTGGTCCACCATACCCGACAAGGCCGGCGGCCATTCTGAGGCGGCCGACGCGCTGCGCCAGCTGGCCCAGGCGTATGCCGGCGGCCTGATAAACGTGAACCGTGGCGCACACAAACGCAAGCGCCCAAGCAGCTGGAGAACCTCGTGAGCGAACGCAAACACTTCCTTGACCTGACCCGTTGCCACTTCACGCGCAACATCGGCGACATCACGCTCTACGGCACGTGGGTGCCGAGGGGTGACGACGACGACCACACCGAGCCGGCGCTGGTGCTCATGTCGCGCCGCTTCGGCGGCCGGCCGTGCTGCGTGGCGCTTTCGAGCGCATACCTGTACAATGACCCCCGTTATTGTGCCCGCGCCGCACACGAATTCGCGCAGGGCATGGGGTTCGAGCCGGGTTTGGCGCTGACGCACCGGATCGCCAACATCATCCACGACCATCTGCAAGACCTGATCGAGATGCCGCCGGAGCCGACGCAGGCCGTCGTCGTGGCCGATGCCACGGTCAGCGTCGACGGCCGCAAGCGATCCGTGGAGATCGTCAGCCACGAGCAGGCCCCGCTCTAATTTGCGAAGCCATGACCCGCATTCGACCGATAACCGAAGACGAAGCAGCAGAGATTGCAAGGGTTCTGGCTTATGAGCCGGCGTCCGGCCGCTTCTTCCATCGCGTTGATAAGCGCGGTGGAAGGGTGAAGGCGGGCGCTGAAGTGAAGTGCCAGCCAGGAAAGGATGGATACGCACGGATCGGCGTCGATGGCCGCATCTATCTAGCGCATCGCCTCGCTTGGCTGCTGGTGCACGGCGAGTGGCCTGAGTTGCAGATAGACCACATCGACCATAACCGGGCAAACAACCGGATCAGCAACCTTCGCATAGTGACTGCAACAGGCAACATGCGGAACAGGACGATGCGGAAAGACAACACATCTGGAATCACAGGCGTGATGCGAGATGGCACAAAATGGATGGCCTACTACTACGATGGTGGGAAGATGGTGTGCGTCGGAAAGTTTGTTAGCAAAGAAGCCGCAGCCGTTGCTCGCAAAGCTGCAAATGATCGACATGGATTCCATGAGAACCATGGAAAGCCGTTTGCCTGCGAGGTTGCCTGATGTTTGATTTGAGAGACGACCAGAACACGCGGGTGATCGCGGACCATCCCGAGGCCCGGATGCCCACCGAGGAGCCGGGCAAGGATGACGCGCCGCCCTCGCATCCTCTCGACAGCGAGGAGATGAAGGAGCTGCATCGTCGTCTCCGGTCGTACCTGCACCAGGAGCTGGACCGCCAAGCCGAGAACCGGTTTCAGATGGCGGTCGACGAGGACTACTACGACAGCATCCAGTGGACGGAGGCCGACGCCCAGGTGCTCAAGGAGCGCGGGCAGGCGCCGCTCGTCTTCAACGTGATCGCGCAGTCGGTCAACTGGATCATCGGCAGCGAGAAGCGCGGGCGCACAGACTTCAACATCCTGCCGCGCAAGAAGGCCGACGCCAAGCCGGCCGAGGCCAAGACCAAGCTCCTCAAGTACCTGTCGGACGTCAACCGCCTGCCGTTCCACCGCTCGCGCTCGTTCGAGGATACGGTCAAGGTCGGCCTGGGCTGGATCGAGGACAGCTACGACGACAGCACGGACGGCGAGCCGATCTACTCGCGCTATGAGAGCTGGCGCAACGTGATCTTCGACAGCGCCTCCACCGAGCTTGACGGCACCGACATGCGCTACATCTTCCGGCCGAAGTGGCTGGACGTTGACGTGGCGTGCGCGCTGGTGCCCGACCGCGCCGACGAGATCAAGAAGGCGGCCGTCGCCGCCGAGCGGTACGGCAACTATTCCGAGGAGGACGGCGACGAGGCCATGGATTGGGCCGAGTTCGACCGCGACACCTACAGCCAGTCCCGCACCGTCTCGACCCACAAGCGCCAGCGCGTGCGCTTGATCGAGTGCTGGTATCGCAAGCCGATGCGCGCCACCAAGTTCCTGAGCGGCGACCTGCGCGGCGAGACGCTCGACGAGAGCAACCCGGCGCACGTCGAGGCGCGGGACAGCGGCCTGTACAGCCTGGGCGAGCGCATCACCATGCGCGTGCGCGTGGCGATTTTCACGAGCCGCGACCTGCTGTTCGAGGGCGCCAGCCCGTTCCGCCACAACCGATTCAGCCTCACCCCGATTTGGGGCTTCCGCCGTGGCCGCGACAACCTGCCATACGGCGTGATCCGCTGGATGCGCGACATCCAGGACGACATCAACAAGCGCGCGAGCAAGGCGCTCTACATCCTGTCGTCCAACAAGGTCGTGATGGACGAGGGCGCGGTCGAGGACATCGAGGAGTTCCGCGAGGAGGTCGCACGCCCGGATGCCGTGCTCGTCAAGAAGCCGGGCAAGCAGATCGAGCTGAACGTCGATCGCGAGCTGGCCGCCGCTCACATGGACATGATGAGCCGCGACATCCAGATGTTGCAGCAGGTCGGCGGCGTGACGGACGAGCTGATGGGCCGCTCGACCAACGCCGTGTCCGGTGTGGCGATCCAGGCCCGCCAGGAGCAGGGCACGGTAGCCACGAACAAACTTTTCGACAACCTGCGCTTCGCTGTGCAGATGCAGGGCGAGATTCAGCTATCGCTCATCGAGCAGTTCGTGACGGAAGAAAAGACCTTCCGCATCACCAACGAGCGCGGCAAGGCCGACTTCATCACGGTCAACGACGGCCTGCCGGAAAACGACATCGTGCGCACGAAGGCCGACTTCATCATCGGCGAGTCGGATTGGCGCGCGACCTACCGTCAGGCGGCCTCCGAGCAGCTCTCGCAGATGATCATGAAGATGCCGCCGCAGGTGGGCCTCGTGATGCTCGACCTGTGGGCCGATTCCACGGACCTGCCGAACCGCGACGAGATCGTGAAGCGCATCCGCCAGATCAACGGCATGCGCGACCCGGACGCCACGGAGCCGACGCCCGAGGAGCTGCAACAGCAGCAGGCCGCCGCCGAGCAGGCGCAGGCGCAGAAGGCGATGTTCATGGCCGAGCTGTCCGAGAAGCAGGGCAAGGCGGACAAGGCCCAGGCCGATGCCGTCGCCGCGCAAGCGAATGCAGACCTGCGCGCCGCCCAGGCGGAACAGGTGCGCCGCCAGACGGTCAACACCAACGTCACGTCGATCGCGGCGGCCATGGAGGCGGCCACGGCCATCGTGACCATGCCGACCATCGCCAAGGTCGGCGACGCGGTGCTGGTCGAGGCCGGCTACGAGAACAACGGCATTGCGCCGGCGGGTGGACTGCACACGCCAGCGCCGCAGCAGGCGGTGAACCCGGCAGCTCAAGGGCTTCCGCCGCAACAGCCGCAACCTCAACAGCCCCAGGAGCCGGCCGTGTCGCCGTCTCCCGAGCAGTTGAATGGTGCGGCACCGAGCAATACCGGCGAACCCGTTACGCCGGATCAAACTCTCCAACAGTGAAGGGACTGAGATGACGACCAAACACAGCGAAGAACTGCTTTCCGGCCTGACGCCCGAGGAGCTGGCCGCGCTCAATGAGGACGGCGGCGGCGAAGGCGGTGACGCGGGCGGCGGCGATGGCGGCCAGGGCGGCGAAGATGGTGCAGGCGCTGGCGCAGATGATGGTGCTGGTGCCAAAAACGCCGGCGGCGAGGGCGATGACGGCGCCAATGCTGGCGATGATGCTGGTGCCGGCGCCGGTGAAGGCGCTGGTGCTGGCGGCGAAGGCGCGGGCGGCGAGGGCGATGACGGCGCGGTGGACACCGGCACGAAGTCGATGCCCGTGTACGTCGCCGAGGCGCCGGAAGACGCCGACACCAAGCTGAAGGGGCTGGCCGACAAGCGGGCCGAGCTGCGCAAGCAGTACGACGACGGCGACATCACGTTCGACGAACTCGAATCCGCGCGTGACGAGATCACGAAGGAAGAGAAGGCGATCGAGCGCGCCCAGCTCAAGGCCGAGATGGCGGCCGAGATGCAGCAGCAGCAGACGGTCAACGACTGGAACCGAGACGTCAACTCCTTCCTGGACGCCAACCCGGAATACCGCGCCAGCGACGTGCGTTATCAGGCGCTCGACATGATGGTGCGCAAGATCGGCGGCGCTCCTGAAGCGGCGAAGATGACCGGCCCGCAGGTGCTCGCCAAGGCGCACGAGGAGCTGCAAAAGGCGTTCGGCATGGCCGCGCCGGCGAAGAAGGACGAGGGAAACGGCAAGGGCGAGAAGAAGCCGCCCCCGAAGGTCGATGTCCCGCCGACGCTCGGCAAGCTGCCGGCCGCCGAGAGCAACGACACCCAGGGCGGCAAGTACGCCGCGCTCGACCGACTGCTGGAAACCGATCCGCTCGCTCACGAGGACGCGCTGATGAAGCTCTCCGCGTCCGAGCGCGAGTCGTATCTGGCGTCGCGCTAAGGAGAAGATCATGGATCAACGAGAAATGCCGCGCTACCAGTGCCACAAGAAGGTGCACGCTCTGAAGATCAAGGAAGTCACCTATGATCGTCCGCCGCTGGAGGGCGAGCCGCGCGGCAACGCCACGCTCGCGCCGGCAGACGAAGGCTATGCACCTTTCGTTGTCGACGAGAAGTGGGCCATGAAGAACCGACCGCAACCGGGCGGCTACTATGTGGTGTATGAGGACGGGTACGCATCGTACTCGCCAGCAGCCGCATTCGAGAACGGCTACACGCGCATCTGAGCGCGCAGCCTGTAAGACGGGGGAATATGGGCACGCTACGCATCGACCTGAAGCCAGGGGAGAGCATCGCTATCGGCGACTACGCCGTGGTGACGCTTGAGCACAAGTCAGGCCAGATCGCCCGGCTCGCGTTTCAGGCCGACAAGTCTGTGCCCATTCGGCGCGCGACGGCGGCCAGCCCGGCCAAGATCGCGGCCTCGGTCGGCATCACCGGGAAAGCGTGACGATGCCCCACTACGGTGGGGTGTCGTGACCGCATTGCGCGGGCGACAATTGGTCTCCATTCACAGGAGGGCCAAATGAACGAGCAAGGCAAATACATCGGCGAACCCGCCGGATACCAGCCGACCGAGATCGACAAGGAGTTTTTCCGCCTGGACAGCACGATCCAGATGCTGAAGGACGAGACCAATGCACTGTCCGATCGACTGGTAAGCGTCGTCGTTCCGGAATGTGAAAGCACCAACGAAAGCAAGATTGACTCTTCGTGCAACACGGGCCTCGGCCTACGCATCCGGGCGCTGGACAACGAGGCGCACAAGGCGCTCAAGGTCGTCCGCAGCTTGCTGGAGCGCATCCAGCTCTGAGCCCGCCGGCGCCGCCATAGCCCCGCCCAGCGCTGGGTTTTCTTTTCCCGGCGCTGTGTTGCAAATCAGAACGCGCGGTAATAAAATCGGACCAGTCGACCAACGCAGGAGTGTGGGTTGATCCCTATCAACCATTAGGAGCACACTCCCATGTCCAGCACCGTTATCGCGTTCGGCGATCCCAAGGCCCAAAAGAAGTGGTCTTCGGAACTCGCCGTCGACATTCGGAAAAAGAGCTACTTCGAGTCGCGATTCATCGGCACCAGCGAAAACGCCGTCATCCAGCGCAAGACCGAAGTCGAGAGCGACGCCGGCGACCGCGTGTCGTTCGACCTGTCTGTCCGTCTGCGCGGCCAGCCGACGTTCGGTGACGATCGCGTCGAGGGCAAGGAAGAAAACCTCAAGTTCTACACCGACGAAGTGATCATCGATCAGGTGCGTCACTCGGTGTCCGCTGGTGGCCGCATGTCGCGCAAGCGCACTGCGCACGACCTGCGCAAGACCGGCCGCGACCGCCTGGGTGACTACTTCTACCAGCTCACCGACGAACTGTTCTTCATGTACCTGTCGGGCGCGCGCGGCATCAACAAGGACTTCATCCTGCCGACGTCGTTCACCGGCTACGCGAAGAACCCGTTCAACACGCCGGATGCAGCTCACCTGCTGTACGGCGGCGTGGCGACGAGCAAGGCCAGCCTCGCCAACACCGACACCATGTCGCGCGTGGTGATCGAGCGCGCCAACGTGCAGGCCACCATGATGCAGGCCCAAGACCCGGAAACGGCGAACATGGTGCCGGTCAGCGTGGAAGGCGAAGACCGCTACGTGTGTGTGATGTCGCCCTTCCAGGAGCACAGCCTGCGCACGTCGGACGCCGCCGGCTGGCTGGAAATCCAGAAGGCCGCCGCCGCTGCTGAAGGCCGCAACAACCCGATCTTCAAGGGTGGCTTGGGCATGATCGGCAACACGGTGCTGCACTCGCACCGCAACGTGGTTCGCTTCAGCGACTACGGCGCGGGCTCTGACCAGCCGGCTGCGCGTGCGCTGTTCATGGGTCGTCAGGCTGCTGTCGTGGCCTACGGCACCAAGGGCGGCCTGCGCTACGACTGGCAGGAAGAGACGAAGGACTACGGCAACGAGCCGACCGTCGCCTCGGGCTTCATCGCTGGCATCAAGAAGACGCGCTTCAACGACCGCGACTTCGGTGTGATCTCGATCGACACCTACGCCAAAGACCCGAACCCGAACAACCCGGCTTAACCGGATCGGACGCAAAGGCTGGCGGCTTCGGCCGCTGGCTGTAGCACCGTGCAATCCACCTTCTCAGGAGCAACATCATGGCTTTGATCCAATCCGATTTCGCGCAGGGCATTCGCATGACGCCCGTGCCCGATTGCGCTGGCGACGTTACCGCCTGCCGCTTCGACATCACGCTGAAGAACGCGCCGGCCGCTGGCGACATCATCGAGCTTGGCGTTCTGCCGGGCAACGCTGTCCCGGTGGAGGCGATCCTGGACGTCGACGATCTCGACACCGGCGGCGCGCCGACCATCACGCTCGACGTCGGCATCATGTCCGGCCCGGTCGGCAAGAACGACCCGGCGCGCACCTGCGGCAACGAGCTGTTTGCCGCGTCGACTGTCGGCCAAGCCGGCGGCGTCGTGCGCGCAACGGCATCGAGCGCCTTCCGCATCCAGAAGGCGGAAGATCACCGCTCGGTGGGCGTGAAGGTCGCCGCCGGCCCGGCCACGGGCGCCGCTGGCAAGACGATCGCGCTGATCCTGTTCTACGTGCAGGGCACCAGCCAGTAAGCGACGGGCGCAACGGCGGGGGCTTCGGCCCCTGCTTTTCCAACTGAGGAATGATCATGCAGATCGAATGCATTCTGAAGCGCCAAGGCGGCACGAAAGTGACGCTCGAAGG